AAGCAACTAAAGCCGGTTCATTTACTATAGATCATCTTAAAAAAATATTAGATGAAGGTGATGTGGATATAAATCTATGGGATCAGTGGGCAGGTAATACACAATATTCTAATAGTGAGTTAGTACGTATAATTCTTAACAAGATAGTTAATACTAAAAATAATGTTGCTGAAAAAGAACTAGAAGTAGGTAAAGAGCTTGTAGAAATACTATCACATGTAGATAAATCTAAGTTAGCTTATATGCATGAAAAAAATAAAGATGGTCATAAAACAGGCTTTATAACAAGAGACTTAAATTACGGTCAACACTATCAAGATTACTTGGAACATCAAAAAAAGTTAGCCGAAAAATTAGGATTTGGAGATAAAGATATTGCTGAAGTGCCTGGTTTATTGAATCCAGAGCAACTAAAGAAATGGAATAAAGCAAATAATGATTGGGAAGCTAAGCATACAATTCGTAAGTTTACTCCAGAGTATTACGAGCTAACTAACAGTCTTAGTGAAGAAGCAAGATCTCGTAGAGATTCCATAAATATGGAAATAAATCTATTGTTAAGTACCACCGTTGATAAGAACGGAGATTACCACAGAGAAGATTTATCCGATGAAGATTATCTAAAATTACAAGAGTTAGAAACTAGACGTAGAAATTTAGCTAATCCATATTATCCAGATGGTTCAGTAAAAGTTGGATTAGATAAAGAAATAGCAATAGAAATGAGAGAGTATAATGAAAAATTAAGAGAGAAATTACATTATACTCCAAATATGGAAAAGTTTAATAAAGCTCTACAAAAGGCAAAGAAGAATTTAAGTCCAGAGAAATTTGCTAAGTGGGAACAACGCAATACAGTTGATCAAATAATTGAAGAATTCTGGGACGATATTAAAACTCTTTCATCAAACACAAATAAATCTGATGATCAAATACTATATGAAACGGCTAGAAAGAACATGTTAAGACTTTACACCAGAGAAGATGGTAAAGTAGATGTTGATAGCATGCCTGACCAAGTAAAGTCGTGGATTAATACTTATGATGAATTGATTTCTGAGGAAAGTTTGAAAACTCGTGATAAATCAAAGAAATCCAAAGTAATGGACATAGCTGAATGGGAAGTAAACCCTAGATTCTATGAAGAATTAGAAAGAGTTGAAAAATTAGGTCAAGCTGAATATAATGCGTGGGTTTCTATAAATGCTAGATATGACTATGAAGGAAATCTTGTACCAGCTTCCTTTTGGAAGAAATTAGTTCCGAAGAAAGAGTTAAGATCTAAATACATGCGCAAAGTACCTAACAGATCCTGGTCTGAAATCGATAAAGAATCACCTTTCTACGATAAAAGATTTACTAAATATGCAGATCGTGGAGAAACAAGAATTCCAAATCCTGAATTGTATGACAACAGTGCAAATTATCGTAAAATAACTTCTGATTCAAACTTAAAGAAGCTTTATGATAAACTTGTTGATGTAATGGAATTATCAAATTCTAAGATTCAATTCTTAAAGTATGAAAATAAATATAGACTCCCACAAATAGAAGGTGGGGCATGGACACAAATCCGAAGTAAGGACAATATTTTAAAGGGGTTAGCGTATGCAATAGAAGATACTTACACTGTAAAGGATGATGATAATGCATATATGTTGGAAAATGCTAAACGATCAGATGGGTCACTTGTTAAACTTATACCTACTAGGTATATTAAGATGTTATCAAATCCAGACGCTTTAACAAACGATATAGTAGGATCTGTCATTGCTTATTACAAAATGGCAGAAAATTATGAACAAATGAGTGAAATTGCCCCAGAATTAGAAGTAGCTCTTGATTTTGTTAGTCGTACAGATTTTACCGATAAGAAGGGTGGTAGAATACAAGGTTTGGAAAGTAAGACATATGATAAATTAAAATCTGTACTAGATCAATTGGTATATGGTATGGAAAAGAATGCATTAGAATTAGATGTTCCTTTACCAAAAGGCAAACATGTGACAGTAAGTGTTGGTAAGTTAGCTGCTAATTTAGCTGCATACACTAGAATACAAGGCATAGCTCAAAATATGAATGTGATTCTTACTGGTCTTATTACAAACAAAATACAAAATAGACTCGAAGCAATCTCTGGTATATACTTTGGAAATAAGGAACTTGCACAAGCAACAAAATTAATTATACCGTCATATGCGAATGCAATAAAGAACATAGGTCATTCAAACAACAAAGACAAGGTTCTATGTTATATGGAGTATTTAGGTGTAGTAAGAGAAAATGCTCAAACCTTTAGTAAACTTAATCAATCTAGATTTTTAAGAGCATTAAATCAACACTTTTGGTATTTTGGACATGAAATGTCGGATTATGTAACAAAAGGTAAAATGGCATTGGCAATTGGTCTATACTATAAATATGATCCTGAATCTGGTAAATTCTTAAATAAAAACGAATTCCTAAGAAGATTTAAGAGTAAAAAGGAAGGCAATGCCAAATGGAATACTCTAAGTGTAACTTTTTATGATGCATTTGAAGTTAAAAACAACAAACTAGTAATAAAACCAGAGTACGCTAAATCTCTCGATGAAGCTACTATAAACAAAGTTAGAAATACGGCAAAACAAGTAGGCACCAGAATTGACACGCAATTAACAGATTTGGATAGAAGTAAATTACATGCAACTGTGATTGGACAATTGTTACTTATCTTCCGTAACTTTATTTTGGTTAACTTACAAACTAAGTTCTTAACTAAACGTCAATTTAACTATTCTACAGGCATGTGGAGCGAAGCTCAAGTACCAGCTGCAGTTAAATATGTATATAGACATTACTTTAATCAGAACAAAATAGATCAATTAAAGGAACTATATCAAAATCATTATGATGAATTGGACGATTTCGAAAAAGGATGTCTTAAAAGAGTTACTTATGAAGTTTTATTTTCCACAGTAGGTTTTATGATCATTTCTTCTTTAGTAAGAGCGATGGCAGATGATGACAAACGTAATTGGTGGAAACAAGAAGCAGCGTATCTTACTCTAAGAGCTTCATTAGAGACACGTGGTAACATATTACCTATTGAAGTAATTAACTTACTTAATACTCCTACTGCTGCATGGTCTACTTTACAATATTGGGGTGACTTAACTACAATGATGTTGAATGATCCTACACAGGAGATAAAAAAAGGTCCATACAAGGGTATGAACCGATTCCAACGATCCTTAATTAAGGCCACTCCTTTAAGAAGTATATGGGAAGCACAAGATCCAAGATCAAAAATGGAGTATTACGATAATATGATTTCAATATTTAACTTTTAAAGCCACAAAAATTTTAACGGCCATTACAATAAAACCCCTTCAGTTTTTGCTGTTGGGGCTTTTCTATATTTTAAATCTTGTAGTGATATACTTTCACCTACCAGTTTTGTTACTTTTGCAAGAGGATTAAATAGGTATTCATGAACTTTACTATCAACACTAATATTCCAAAAGTTTAATATTTGTAATTTAGCTTGATATCCTAAGCGTTCATATAAACCAAGATCTATCTTGTTTACTATGGAATGAATTGAATAAGCCTTATTAAAGGCAAATACTCTATAATTAATTCTATCTATTGTTAAAGTATAATCACAATAATATAGTCTATGTTTCTTTAATCTCTCTATTAAGTAAGCTTTAGTATTATGAAATACTAAAAAAATATGATTTGAAAGTAGTGGATTATTCATATCACTTGTGTACATATTTACAAATTCACTATTTTTCAAATCATATTTTGTAAAGGTATCATAAAATATTTGAGGAAGTGAAAATATACTATGTTTTGTATATTTATTAATAATCATAGTAGTTCTGCTCCATCTCCTTCATAATATTCTTTTATATGATCCCATAAGTCATTATCTTTGTGCCAAGCTATGCGTTTGATAGCATCTTCAATAACACATACTTTGGCTTCGATGTATTGATTCTCAATATTAAAAACCTTTACTTCATAACCGTCATGACTTTGAACAGCTATTATATATGTTTCTCGTGTATATTCTTCTAAATCTAGTTTTAATTCATTTTTAAAATACCAATAAATTGCAAACCAGTAATAAGCTAATTGTCTACAATAGTCAAATTCTTCTATAGAATGTCTGAAATTATACACATCAGCTGTAGTTTTAATATCAACGAGTACTACTTTCTTATTTGTATGATCAATCATTACTCTATCGAGTAAAGATTTACAAGGAAAATCTCCTAATTTAGAAGCATTTGGAAATTCCCAATTTATATGAAATTCATTGTGAACTTCAAATGTTTTTGGATAAGCAAATAAAATCTCATTTGCTTTTTTATGCTCTTGCATATTTTGCTTTATGGTCTTTAGAAGAGCCAAATCAGCAAAAGAAATAACTTTCTTACTATCTTTATTTCTAAAGTATTCAATGTAGTTTTTATATAATTCTACTAATTCTCTTGCTTCTTGAATTCTTTTATCGATAGATTTATTATTACTATAAGCTGCATTATAACTCATTAATAATATATCTTCTTCAGTAGCAAAAGGATCGGTTAATCTTGCAGTAGAATAAAATTCTAGAAGATCTTTTTGTTGCTTTACTTTAGGTACTGCAAAATCTAAAATAATATAATCATTCCAGAATTCTTCTGGTTGAAGAATATATTCATGAATCATAGTTCCTTTATCTAAGAAACTTGCTTTTAATCCTTCAATTTTTCCATCTAGCATATCCTTTAGATATCGGGGTCCCTTTTTTAGGAACCATCCGATATTACTATTACTTATACGAGTGTTATCTTCGTAATAAGGTATACTTATATCCATAATTACTCTTCTAATTTACTTAAACGATCTGCTTCCATTAACTCATTAACGAATGCAATGTCATTTAGTTCATCTGCTTCAAAATAAATATCTTGTTCAGTCTGAGACATTATATCATTATTCATATTTTGCTCGTCTAATTGTAAATTAACTAATTCGTAATTCTTCATAATCGTAAATTTTTTAAGTTATAGTTCAAATGTTGTTGGTCTAAAATAAATCGAATAAGATTCATCAAGTATGCTTACGTTCGCTACATGTACATTAGTCCATTCTGTTTCCTCTTGAAATACATAATCATATACAGGACATGCTGTAATATTATGATTCCCAGTATGAACATGTCCACACAGAGCATACTTTGGCTTTTTTCGTTTAATCTCGTCAGTTAGTGCAGCACAACAATACTGTATTTCAGTTCCATTGTCATGGGTAGTTCCTACTTCTGCAAGATTAGATGCTTCGTGAGTCATTAATATGTCTAAGTCTTTTGGTATCTTTTCATATTTCTTAACTAATTCAGCATGATTAGCCATAAATGCCCATGGTCCACATTGTTTACACCAAGGTGTTCCATAGATTTTATACCATTTGTCGTCAGTACTATTATATACTTTTGTTTCTCCATCAATCAATATAGTTAACTTATTAAATAAGTAAGTATTTGGTTGAGTAATCATCTTTTCAAACCAAAAATCATGATTACCTGGAGTAAGTATAATAGTAGGGCAATCTATCTTCATTATCCATTCTTGAAATTCATTAAATATCCATTTTGTCATTTGAATATAGTCTCTTTGAATCTCTAATGGAGATATATCACCACATATCAATAGTAGATCACATGGTTCTATATCAATAAGATTACCATGTAAATCACTGATTGCTGTTACTTTCATTTGACCTTAGTTTTTGTATTTTATCTTCATGCTCTTTTAGCATTTCATTACATTTATCTCTTAAACATTCTACAAAACATAGACATTCATTTCCTTCAAATTGTTTAAAGAACTGATCTGCTGCTTCTTTGTATATATTTATATTATGATTTTGTTTATAATATTCTTCGTGATCACTTAGAATTATATCCTCAAAATCATCATCAGATTTCTCAAAGATGTGCATTAATATTGCAGTTCGATGAGATATCTGTACGAACTTTCTTTTATAGTTCTTGAATTCGTCTAATACATTCATCTGTTTCTTTATAATTATGTACTACAAATAACTTATACTTCTCAGCTAATCCTTTATTTAATAATAACCACATAAACCATTTCCATTTATATGGCCATACATCGTTAGGTCTTCCTTTAGCCTCTATGATAAAATTATCTCCAACAAAGTCTGGAGTATAAGTCATTGCTCGAATCTTTTTACCACAAAATGTAAATGCTGGTATTAATTCAAATTTAATAGGCTCATATTCTGCTTTAAGATTATGAGCCTTTAATTGTTTATAAACATATGTTTCAAGTTTACTTTTAAATTCAATACCATCATATATGTTTGGTGTGGCATTTTTAACTTTCTGATTTATCGTTTTCTTTCTTTTTGTTTTTCTTTGCTTCATAACGATCAATATATGTACAAAGTAAACTTCCACAAAGATTTCCAATAAAACTAATCAGAATTAATTGCAACCATGTTAAGTCTGGTGTACTATTTAACCATTCCATGTTCATTGTCTTTTTCTATTTTTGTAAAATGATTTGCAAGTTTTTCTAAAGATATTAGATCATAATTAGCTAGATTTCCATCTATACCTACATCTACTCTTAATTCTTTAGAATCTGTATTTATTTGATCTACTTTTCCATGACAATGACCGTGTATCATAACAGATCCTTTATCTTTGTGTTCCCAACTTAACATTGGAAAATGGCACATTATTACTTCTAGATCTTTATGTAAGAAATTATATACAGATTTCTTAAATTTAATATTCTTGATCTGAGTAATATGATTAAAATAGCATTTTAAGTGATCTGGTACTTTATCATGATTACCAAGTATTAATACTTTATTTCCATTTAATCTTTGAAATAGTTTTCTTTTATCTTCTACTTCACCAAATGCTAAATCACCAAGAATGTATACGGTATCTTTCTTATTTACTCTAGAATTCCATAACTGTATCATAGCTTCTTTAGCTTTTTCAACAGTACTTCCAAATATCTCTTTTCGCTTAGGATGAAATTCTAATATACGATCATGAAAGAAATGTAAATCTGAAGTAAACCATATCATAATGTTATTGTATAAATGATAATAATGTTATATACTTACGATCAGGTTTATTAGAAAATTTACCATATCCTCCATAACAAATTTCTTTTACTTCTTCTTGATCTGATCCATTTAAACTAATCTCGATAGGTAAATCTCCATATTCATCTATCAAGTTCTGAATTTGTTTAATTACTTCTGATCCTAACATATTAACTTAATGTTTCTTTTAGCCAATTTTTAATTACTTCCAATCCATTATTCTTAATAGCATCGGATATATCTTTACTTTGGAATTTCTTATGTACTAAGAATCCATTTAAACCTGTTTTAAGGCTTATCTTACGCATATTTTTAACTCCAGGAACGTCTCTATCAAAACATATTAAAATACGCTTAAATCGAAGTTTAAGTGCATCTATAACATCTGGAGTAAGAAATGTGCTTTCTGAAGCTGGTGATATTGCAGTATAACCCATTTCATATAAACACATAACATCCTTCATAGATTTAGTAATAATTAGTAAATCACCTTTTTTAGGTAATTGTTCATATCCCTGAATATCATATGGAGTTAAATTATTACGCCATTTAGTATATTTATCTGCTAAAGGTCTATAAATCTTGAATCTATCATATACTTTATATGCATACATAGGATTATTTTCCTTATACACTCCCTTTACTACACCATCACACAAATAATATTTTATACTACTTACACCAAATTTCTTTAAAGTCTTTAGAGAAATTCCAAATTGTGACCAATATTGTTTATCTATATCTGTCCAGTCTTGTCTAACTACTCCGATAACTGTTTCAGTAGATTTCTCTACTTCTTTATTACTATGCAATACTGTATTATTAGTAATTTGCATATCTTTTACTATTTGATTTAGTAGATCATTATAATTAGTTATACCAGTATATAACTCTACGAATTTGATTATATCTCCGCATTCTCCATTACCATGATCTTTAAATAGTAATTTTCCAGTCTTCTTACTTCGGAATATTCCAAATGAAGGATTCTTATCCTTTCTGAATGGACTATTATAGATAAATCCAACCTTAAATTGTCCTAGATATCTAGCATAAATACCATATTCTGTGACTTTTGATAAGATATAATCCAAAGTAATAGGATTATCTTGTTTTTTAATTCTTTTAGAGTCATACATATGATATAAATTTGAATAAGTGCAATGTGGGGTAACGATCCCCACGAATCTAACCATTAGACATTGCTCCACCTTTCACAATACCCCCTGTGTGGTCAGTGCCAGCCTACGATCTGGTATGCTTACATGATAAAATCAGAGGCCGCATAGTCTTCGTTCTATTGCGCAAATAGAATTTATATTTTTAAAATGGCAATCCGTTAGGATCGGCATTGTTTGTGTTATCCAAAGTTCCATCTACTACGGTAAATGATTCATTAGATAATAGTGGATTTGGATTCGATTGTTCAAAATCAGCAATTACTGGTTTCTCAAATTGATCAATATTCAACTTGACAATAACAGACTCATTCTTATCAACAATCGTCATCGGTTCAATAAATCTATATTTTGCATACTTCGGTAGAGTAGTATAACCACTATTATTATATACTACTTTAATACGAAGTAATGTAGACTTATCTGCATTGTTAAGCTTTTCAGCTACCCAAGTAATAAATTCCTTAAAGCTCTCGCCGTTAAAGACTCTATCTTCAGGATTTGGATAATAACATTCAAGAATCTGGTCAATTCTTGCAAACTGATTATCACATTTTCTTTGCAAATCTTCATCAGATATATTGTCTGATTTAGACGGTTCCCACTCTGTATGGGTCATAAATCTACCATCTTTTGCAATGAATTTAAACTCAATAAAATTATTACCATTAAGAGATTTATCTACTCTAATTGATTCTAATACTACATTATCGTGAATACCGGCTGCTAAATATGCTATATCTTTCTTTTGGATAGCTTGTGCTCTTTGTGAACTATAAATCATCTTCTTCTATGTTTTGGTTATTCTTGGTCTGGCAAATAAATTTTATCCCAGTATACTGAGATTTTTCCTTCGTCATCACTTTCTGCAATAACGATATTTTGACCTCTTAGATGTGGAGCTCTTGCTTCAATAGTAATGTTCTCCCCACCTTTAAAGGATGCAATGGTTTGGTTCTTCTTTCTAGAAATATATGCGATAGCATCAGCTTCTCCACATATGATATTACTTAACTTCCCAGCTAAGTCTAATTCCATTTCTGAAAGTTCTTCACCATCTTTGTTTACAAGTTTATCTTTGGTATGACCTATCAGGATAAAATTCTCGCAAAGTTCTCTAAACATATCTAATACTTTACGTACGGCTTGTCTTACATAAAACCAGCCACCGCCTTGCGGCAGTAATCGTACATCTCCCTTATAACTCTTCCCCATCGGAGTTTGATTATATAAAGTGAGAGCATATGATAACGTAATTTCTTCCAAACGTGTTGCGTTATCGATCGTGATATATTTGTAGAAATATCCATTACATTCTTTATTCTTTTGTCTAATGGCATTAGCTATTTCACCTAAATCATTAATATTTCTAGCTTGTACTGCTAAGCAATCAATAAATTCAGATCCACCCTCTAGATCGACAATTAAATTATTTTCTAAATGAGCTGCTAATGTTGTTTTACCAGATTTCGGTTTACCAAAAAAGATAAGAAATCTTGGATTTCTCACCTTTGCTTTAATTTTCTCAGTAGGTAATACTATCATAATGTTAGTTTATCTACTTCTCAGAAAACTTTGAAAGAATTTGATATAGTTTGAAAAATTTTATAAAATTCTGAAAAGATTTGTTATAAGTTAGTTACGCTGCAATTTCTAATGAATTAATGTTCATTGAGATATTGTAAAGAATAATACGATCCTTCTTAGGAAGATCATTAAAGAATGACGAACTTGTAAACTTCGGAATCAATCGAGAACCTACTTGAATATAATTACCATGGATCTTAACTGGAATATCTCCAATCTTAAAATCATAGGAGGGATTCTCTGTATAGTAAATATAATCAAACAAGCGAGAAGCCGCTTTGTTCCATTCCAGATTCAATGCTTCCGGAGTAATATCCAAAATTGTATAATTCTCATACGGAGCATTATCCAATGTCAGAATTGTGTACTTGTTATCATTCTTGTTAGCCCACGGGAAAATAGATTTAATCTTATCCAAAATGCTAATCGTATAATCACTCTTCTTAGAAGAAGTAGTTGTCGTAAAATACTTACTCAAATCAATCGTATAGTCAAGATTTGTGTTATTCTTTGCCGTGTTGTTTACTGTATTATATTTGTATGTCATAATTCGCCTTTATTTAACCAAGATTAATAAAAATCCTATCTATAACTCAATTAGGTTGTTATATTTCAGGTCATTCTCAAATTCAAGTATTGCCAATTCTCCTTCTCTTACTTTAAGAAAATGGAGATATACTTTATTTTGTACAGGTAGTCGTTGAGGACCATAAGCGGTGATACCTAAAGTTTCAGGTCGAGATAAAACCGCTATAACATCACTTCCTTGAAATACAGAATCAGATGATGATAAATCGCTTCGCATCGGATAGTGACTCGATGGATTATTAATTCTATCAATATTTTCTATATTACGATTCATCTGAGATAATTGTATGATACTTGTCATACCAACTTTCTTTGCTTTGATAAATACTCTTTCAAGTTCAGATATAATCATTCTTTCATCTTTATAGTTATCACTATTTACTAATAAAGTATGATCCAGAATAACTATTAACCATTTATCCTTAGCTATCGTATTTTGAAAATACGTAATTGTATCGTCTATCTTTTGTACTGTAGCTGCATCATCCACATAATATATGGGATAATCTTTTAAAGATTCTGCAGTCTCCTCAACTAAGTTAAGTTCTTTATCAGAAAGATCTTCTGATGCTGAGTACAATTGTATAGTTGTTTGACGCAACTTATTAGATAGTTTTCTTCCCACTTGTGCACGGCTGAGCATTTCAAATGAGAAAGAAAGTACAACCAATTCCTTGTTAGAATTAAGTTCAATTAAATCAGTTTCAAGCGTATTTACAAACGAAGACTTACCAGTTCCTGATGCTCCTACAATTGTATAAACACAACCAGGTTCAATCCCACCACAACACATTTCATTGAATTTATTCCATCTACTTTTAAGTGGTTCAATTTCATGATTTTTACGTCTTCGTATATATGTAACAGCTTCACTTGCAGCTGTAGATATATGTTTAAACGGTAGTGGATTAACGTAATTTTGTTCCATACAACATAGTAGTTTCAGGTTGGTTAATGTTCATTTGCTCTTCAATTAATTCCCATTCATGTGAAGTAAGCCATTTCCACATAGTTTTCATATAACCAAGCTTACCAGTCATTGCTTTATCGGAAAGCTCAAAATTCAAAGCGGTTATGATTCTATTATGAAGATCAGGGTTGCCTTTAACTAGTTTGTTATAATAATCTCTACATTTCTTAACATTACTTCTAAGAAAGCCTTTAGTTCCATCTGGTCTACTAACCATTATTGGATATAATGTATAAAATTGCTCAAAAAGTATATCTTTAGGAGTTAATTTATCTACTAATTCCTTAGTAGGTTTATACACTAACTTTTTACTATCATCTTTCTTCTGAATAAGATTTCTGTCGATTAAGTCTTGTATTTCACTATCACTGACCAGGCGAATAAGTGGTGTGATACCTTGATGGGATTTTTGATTCTTATCTAATACAAGACTTAAAAATACTAACTGATTAATTGATATATTGTCTATTATTTCTAATAAACTTGTATCTAGTTCAATGATCATGCTCTTAAAAATTTTAAAAGCTTGTCAAAGATTTGTTATTTTCTGCCAATTTTTGTTAAAAGTTAAACAAGCTTAACTGTCTAGGTTTTAACTGTTCAATCACTTTAACACATTGAGTAATATAATATTGATAATCAACATCATATATACTCTGGAATGTTTCTCCTTGAGAATATTTCCATTGAAGATCTTCATCAGAATATAATCGATTATGAAGTTTTACTCCATGACCTTTTAGCATATTATGATATGATCTTTTTCCAGTTTCATCTAATTTCCATTTCCATAAGTAATATCCACTATTACTAACGTAAAATCGATTAGTTCTCTGTTGAATTTGTTCATTATACTCAACTGTCCACTGTTTACCAGTTTTCTCAGCTTGTAAGAATTTACGTATATCTCTACATGATTTAATTGTATCTTCTACTGGAATATTATGAACAAAATAGTTAATAATTGCTTCAGGTATTATCTTAGGTGATAATCCCTTTCCTAAGGTAACATCAGTAAGAAAAAATCCTTTTTTCTTAATATCGTTATTTATATCTACTCCAAAATAGTCATTTATTGCTAACTGATAAAATGAAGTAAATTTTTCAGTTTCTAGAGTAAGTTTAGTAAGCTTTTCCCATTCACTTAAAACTGTTTGTAGTTCTTCGTATTTATCCTTTTTACATGTATATAAGATACCATCAGTATTAATTTGATGTAACTTACATCCTAAAGATAATAGTCTCTCAGAAAGCATTAAAAGTAGTAATTGTCCATTAATTCTAATTTGCATTACAGTAAATGGACTATAACACCATGAATGTTCATTTTGTAAATTACCACTTAAACCGTTTAGTGATAATTTAAGTGTTTTATCTATTACTTTAATTTTATTCTTTTTAGCAATTAATCTTCTTGTACGAATATTAGAATATGTTTCTAAAAATTCTTTACCTAAATGTGGTGGATATAAATCGTGTTCGATAATCATACTTGGGTATAGTGAACTAACATCAGAATCTAATAATAATTCATTTTCTTTAGGCTTAATTATTTCTATACCGCAATCTCCGTGAATACCACCAACACCTACGGTTATTTTCATGTCACCGAATACGAAAGTATTTTCATAACCCTTTCTACCTGGAGAAACATTATGTAATTGCTTCATCTCTTTTAATACGTTTTGTAATATAGGGCTATTAAATTTTATCCAAGGAAAAATAACTTTCTCTAGATCTATTTGATCACAAGGACTTCTTAGTTGTTCTAATTTATCCTTAGTAATACCAGTATGTCTAATATATTCTTGCTCAAGAATTTTCATACCAGTATTTACTCCATCAAGACTTAAACAATTAATTTTATATTCTTGTTCAATAGAAACTCTTAGTTCTAAATCACTTTTGCACCTATATAATAATTCTTCAGTAGATTCTACATCATTAATATTATATAGTATTAATTTATCCATGTCTTTTTCTGGAAGATCTTGTTTCCAATCGACTATAAATTCTTCTACATTCTTATATTGCATAGTTACTTGCATCTCTTTTAAAGATACTCGTAGTGCTTTAGAATATAGCATTGTTAATAAATCAATTGATAAGAAATTCTTAGCATATTTATACTCTTTCCATAATCCAAAATCAGAATTTTTATCAATTACGATTTGACTCATTCTGAATATAGATTCAGTTATTTCTCTCGTACTAAAGAATTCAAAATATCTTTTTCTATATAATGAGAAGATATAATTCAATACTGGATTATCATAGTGATGATTATTATAACCAACAAAATAACAATCCTGAGTAAAGTAATCAAGGAGATCTTGAATATCTACTTTTCTAGAAGATATTTCAAATACTTTAATTACTCCTGTTTCTGTATTCTTACAAGTACAAGTAAATATGTTCTTAAGAACTTCAATATCAAAGACTATACAGGTTTTGTCTTTAATTTTCATAGCTATAATTTATGTGATACGCCTTGGATTCGAACCGAGTTCCTATATAAGCGCTTATATAGACTGCCTACTTTTCCCTTATAGTTTCGGATTATTTGCGTACCAGATTGTGCGTTGAACAGACGCACCCCTGTTTCATAGACGAATATCAGCTTACGCTGCGGTTTTATTCTGTTTCTGTAAACGAGTAATAGTAACTCCGTCAATCTCTCGATATTTAGAGTTAACCATCTCCATGATACATACTTCAGGATTATCTGAATCATAAATAAAGTATCCTACCACTTTATCAGATTCTTTTTCCATCATTTTGTTGAAAGAATATTTTACGATATCCTTTAACTTATCTGGAAGACAGACAATAGCACCAACTCTATCTCCAGTAAGAGATGGTTGATCGATATATTGGGTTCTCACAATATAACGATGTTTACTACTATCTTGTTTTTTTGGTTGTTCGACAATAGGTCGAATTTCCACTTTGTTCTTTACTTTGGGTAATTGTATACCACCCTTAGAAAGGTACATTTGACGTCGTTCAAGTTTCTTTTTATTACGACGTTCTTGTGCCAGTTTAAAATGCTCAAGATCTTTTAATGTCTTTTGTTTCTGAGTAAGTTCTACTCGTTGAAGTTTCTCCATACGAGCTTTACGTTTCTCAGCAAGCATACTTAAACGCTCTTGCTCTGATTTAGCTCTTTTCTCCTGCCGTGCTTGATACGCTTTAGGATCTGCTGCAATTTCAGAAGCTTGTCTTTGCATTTCTGCTTTATAGGCTAAATAACCAGCTTTTCTAGCTTCTGCTGCTATTTTTTCTCTCTCTTCTTTTGTTGTATGTTTTATTTTATCCTTAATTTCCTTATGATGAATAAGCTTAATTGCACGCTTTTTATTACGTTCAATTCGCTCTTCCTTAGTAAGTTTCTGTCGCTTAGGATCAAAGTCTTCAAACTTTGTTTCCATAGCAATCATTTTTTCATCATGTTTTTTCTCGATCTCTTCATCGATAGCTTTTTGCTTTTTAGAAGTGTCCTTAGTAGGAATACTAGTATGAATCTGAATAAGCTTCTTTGCTTTTTCTTCCCGTTTCTTTAAAGCTGCCTCTTTACGCTTTTTAGCGGCTTCTGCTTTAAGCTCTTCTTTTCTAGTTTCCCAAGCTTTCTGTTGTTCTTCCTTAGCAATTGCTTTATTAAGAATACGATCTGCAAGTGCATTTGCATTTGCAATAATTTTCTCCTTAAGCGCTTTTACCTTATCTAAAGAAGATGTTTTCTTTTCTGTAGATTTGATATCTTTTGTTTTCATAAATTTTGATAATTTTAGTGTTAATAAATAAGTTTTCGAGACTTGTGATTCGTCCGGGATTCGAACCCGACTTGCCAAACTCTTATTCCTACTTAAAGGGAGCGACAAATCTTTCCTTTTATGCTGCTAAATACATATATGCTTTGCTAGTATCTAACTCAGCCATATCGTTAAAGTCAGCAAGTTTCTTCTTTAGGCCATTAATCTCCAATTGAAGATTATTGCGAAGTTTATTCAAGTAATCACGAGTAAGCTCCTCATTTTGTTTAAGATTCTTCTTCCCCTTCTTCATCTTTAGGGTAGGATTAATCGTCGACTTCTCGATAATAATACCTAGTTGAACAAATTGTTCATTCTTCTCTGATAACTCAAAGATAATAGGATAAATACTATCTTTCGGAAAATCGTCACGTGATTTAAAGCCAAGATTTATACAGAACTGATCTAGTTTTGTCTGAATACGATCTATAGCTTTCTTATTGATATCATCTAACAATGCTTTCATATCATAATGACGCTTGAACCCATTCTCAACTAAGTTCTCTGTTCGAATGATCATCCAGTTATTAGTGATATCTTTATTTAACTTCTCTAGCTTTGCCTTAATTTCTGTTGATTTAATTTTCATATACAAATTGATTTTAAATTGTTAAACATCTATTTATATACTTGAATTATCAACTACCTGTGAGGGCGTATTCATCATCGATAATGACATCCTCCTCTTATTCTCGAGGCTAGCCAACCCACTTAGTATGTTATTATACATACCGTATTACGCCCATGTTATGGTAGAGAAATTAACTCATCTCTTTCTCTACCAGGAAATATCTTGAGTAATATGCAATATTTGTCTATCATTCATCACAAAACATAATTGCTATTACTTATGATTTTCTATTTTATGGACGACGGAATAACACTTGTGATGGATTTGAAAAATCTACCACAACAGCTTGACCAGAATTGTCTTTTACTAGTATTCCATTTAGTAAAACATTTTTCCGATTAGGAACTCCTTTCTCAACTGTAGAGTTCTCTTCAGTCATTGTTTTAATATCTGAAGCTAATACAAAACGATATGCAACAAAAATAGCGGAAATAGCCAAGCTATAATTTCCGTCTTTATAATAATTTGAGAAACGATCACACATATCTTTATATGCATCATCATTTCGACCACTACCCATACCGGTTATTATCTTAATTAATCTGAGACAAATTGTCTCTGGATTAAGTACATACTCTCCACCAAATAGACGATTTAACCATGAGATACTTGTTTTACCAAGTGTTATTGATCCATCTTTATTAACTTTCTTATATTTCGCTACTTGCTTTTCATCTGTAAGTAGCAATTGATCTACAAGAATGGGATCATTAAACATATAAGTTAAATCTCTAAATGCCCACGGACTTATAGTAAATCCCTGCTCGGACATAGTAATTAGATATTAACGTCAATACCTAACTCTTTCATCCGAGTCCGACAAGCTGTAGCCTCAAGCTCATTTGCCTCGGCTAAAGTTCCACAGAACTTCATCTGAGCATTCAAGAAGCTCTGAAGTACGTTCTTCTCATCCCGGTTAAGGGCCATAACTTCCGGTACTAATTTAACATAGTCTACAAAGATAGTAATTTCTTCTTTGTTAGACCGTTCGTACTTCTCAATTGCTGCTTTAACAGTAGAAGCTGACGGTACCGGAATAACTTTCGTAATGTCGTCAATATTGGCGATATCGAGCCGTAATTTCGGATCTTTGTTGAACTGAACTTTACGTTCGTTACTCATTGACTCTACTAACTCGACTGAAGTTACCTCTATCGGTCGAATTGAATACAAATAAATAGGCCGACTTAAAGTCAAAGCACCATTTTTCTTATCCTCTGAATAATTTGTATCAACGGGATTCCGTTCTACTACTAAAATATATTTACCCAGAGTTGCGCCACATTGTGCGGCATTAATACGCATATAATCCATAATTTGTTTCCTCCTTGATTTCGTGGTTGATTCCACCAACGAAACATTTTAAATTGTTTTTAAAAGATTAATGAACTCAAATAAAATAAAAAGAACTTCTTTGCTGGAGTATTTTCTAAATAGGGGATGTTGTTGCCCAGGTGCCTGTTATCTTATCGCCTACGTCAATTCAATGACTACTCCTTGAAATTATTTCTTTATACTTGATAAGCTTGTTGGATTCTATTTCACTCTGTAATCCTGCTATTGCTATTACTCTAGCACTCCATAGAGACACATTTAAGTAGATACTTCCTCTTCTTAAATGACACTTTTTCATCTAGTGCATTATGGAACTAGTCTTACTCTAGAATTATCCAATTATACTTTTCATATTAACTAATGAAGGTTCGTGTCATGACTAACTGTCCCTCACGCTTGCCCAACATCAGACTAATGAGATCTTACGACATTAATTAATAAGTCACAAGATCAATACGTTTTTTACTATCTTCTACCGCTGTATATTGATAGGGATATGCACATGCTACTAGTTCTTATACATTTCTAGGCTTCTCTAGCAAACGTTATATCTTTGTCAATACAAATATACTATTACTAGTATGTGTGTCTTAAATTGGCTTAAACACACTGATAAGATATAATAAACCACATAGGATTACTTTATCGAATATTCCACATATACGGTCGTTTTAGGAACGTTACCAAATCCAACACTTCTAGTCTTTTCACCCTAAAGTGGTTGCCACTCTATTCTTTCATATGCAGTATACTGCCCATATGACCTTTTCGAGGATTTTTCTGTTTTACAAGCTCGAATATTGAGGACTTTCACCTACTTTCCATTTACTCTTACTTACAAATAGGTCTATAAGTATTAGTTCGCTTTTGGTCACTCTTAAAGATTTATAAGTTTCAATGAAACGCTTTATACCGATCATATGATTTATCATCATACTCTGGTATTCATGCACGAAGCAATAACGGTTGGCTTGTTGAGGGCGCAGTCAGAAAATGGTTTATCTTATCCTACAAATGATAGACTTTTCCTAGCGAGGACTTCCTCAAATTTACTTTAACTCGGGATTTTGGCCCCTACGGTGTTAAACATGTTAATAATCTCTAATATTCTTTATTTAAGAGGAAATATGACTCTCGGGCCAGTGGTGAGTCGTTGGACTCAGTAGCTCCATGTTAGTGGACTTGAACTTAGCCCATTGACTTTACAAAAGCCCTACTTTCGTTATATATTTTAAAGAAAGCATACTAAACTTTGCAGGTTTCTCGGATATCAACCGACGGACTCTGTTAGCCGACGTCAAAAACTTTGTATTAGGTAAGTCAGACCTGTTTTAGATATATACAGTGTTACCGTATTACAATCTTACCAAGAGTTGTTCTAAAACTTGGATTAACGTTTTGGTACGCTTCACCAAACCTCTGCGTTTCCATTTATTATCGTGATATAACTCATGCAGTAAACACAATCACGTTGATACTAATAGTTCTATAAAGTATAGGTTTGGCACCTAATCCGGATAATCTGTCATACGTATCCATAGAAAATAAGTCTCGAATTTATTTCTACTTTCCCAGTATGGATCATAGCCACTCAGCCATATGAATCTTTAGTAATAACACCAACTGTTGACCTTTACTTCTAAGAATAAAAGCTGTAGTAATTGATTCTACTTTCTTCAGATTCGTAGCACCTTATAGCACCCTCTATTAAATATCTAATCTCCTTCATAACTATACTTTCCCTATATTCTTTCATATAGGTGTTTCAGCACTAATATAGTGAACACTAAGATGGCAAATTTATTTAACCTATCCAAATTAATTAAAGTGGATTCAGTAAGGTAGCTTTGGACACTACCCGGAACTTAGTCAGTTCTTTGTTGAGTAATTCTATCACCCTTTGTGATAGTTGCAGTTGCTGTTTAAAGTCCCTTTTTGATTTCAGGATTGGTTTCCTCCACGGACTTCTAATGAAGTTTACTATTGTCTTTACTCTAAGACTTAATAATTACATTGTCACCTATAATTATTAATAGCTGCTGAAGCAGACTCCATATATCGTTTATCTTCTACGTTTCCCTACTTTATCGGTAAGCGTATCGAAGTGTCTTCTCTTAGTATATTCGCCAGACGGTTCTCAATATCTATAGAATGGATTGATATCTACACTATTCCATTTTCTTATTAACTTTTCTAGAGTAAAAGGATATACTCATTAATAAGTTATCATATTACCTTTTGAATTGCGTGTTAGCGCTATCATATTCTCATATCCTGTTTTCCTTGTCTATATTATGCGATTCGTTGATCAGACTTGTCCAAACATAATATACGCTGTCTTATTGCTTTTTAAGTGTACAGCTACAATACCACTCTCCTTCTTCTTACTACGGGTAAGGAGTCGTTTGACCCGACAGCTTTTATCTTTAACTGTTATGTTATACACCATGCAAAAAGTAAACACATTATAAAGAAGATAATTAAGCCTACAAATGCTAATTTATCTAATGTATTATTATTTGCTTTCATCTCTCTACACTTTTAGGAATCTGAACATCTGGTACGTGAAAGCGAGGAGTAGGTAGAGTAAACATTACTACTTTCTCCAGATATTCAGTTTTTGTTTCATATTCTTTCCTTTCTTTAACTGGTTTCTTTACTACCTTTTCCACGATTTTCGTGGGGTGATTAATGGTGACATCAATGTTAGCGATCGGCATATCGCTTTTTACATTGGAAACACCTTTATTAAGATCAATCTCTAAGGATAAATTATTCTTAGGATCGAACTTTAATGCGGGCAAGTCAAGTGGTTTTACTTGATCTGCCCGAACCTCTTCTACTTGAAAGAAGTTCGTATTATAGGATAATAATATACCTACAATAGCAAATGACACGTATGTAAGTAAATTGCCATGTCTACTCATTTTGATAATGATTTATAGTTATTTACTTCTTCTCTTCCACCGGTTTCTCGTCTTTCTTAGGATCTGCAGTTTCCTCAGATTTCGGAGTTTCCTTAGGATATTCGCTTTCTGTATATAGAGCGAAGGCTGCATCCTTGTCTACGTACATATTACGAATTTCGATCATTTTATTCGTTGCATTGAGCATGAACTTCGGATCTGCCATAGGAACTTCAGTCTTATAAGCTTCATAGAATTTGTTCATGATCTTCTTGGCGAGTCCTACTTCATATGATTTAGGATCGTCAGTATTAACAACTAATTTACTTAGTTGCGGTACCTGTAAGAAGAAATCTCGAGTAGGCTCAAGGATTCCGTTCTTAACTGCTGTAGTATCATCGATTGGTTGCTTAGAATCCGCATTACGAACACGAATAAATGCCTTAATCAAATCAACTACCTCCTCTTCACTTAATACCGGAAGATTATACTTTACGGTCGAGTGAGCAAAAATCGGATTATGATCGGCGATCAAAGAACTTACAGTTCCTTGACATAAACCACGTACTAACGCCGTAGATTTATTACCTAACAGGGTAACAGCATCTTCGAATAATGCACCTAATCCAATCTTGTTCCAAGTTTCCTTCTTTGCTTCGTCGGATTCTTGATTCTGTCGGTATAACCGTACTTTCATCAAGGCTTCGCTGAATCGATTGGGAAAAGGGGAATTTTGCTGCGATAAGATATAAGACAATCCATTCTTCGCATCATTCTCATCCTTCCACTTTAAAGCATCTAACTCAGGAACTACAGGAGCTTTTTTCTCTTGTTTAATTTCCTCCTTAGCTTCTTTCTCTGTTTCTGGAGCAATGTCCTTGAATGATAAGGTCATTTGCTTACCATCATCAGATACATGATGAGGAAGCATTGTAACACCAATATTATTAAATGTATTAATAACATCTTGAACAATGACGTCATCATTTGGAACTGCAAGACCTAATTCAAGCTTTTCTTCACGAGCCTGAATAGAAGCCTTAGTCATACCCCAAGCAAGATTATATGTGAAGGCTTGCTCCATCTTAATCGTTGCTGGTTCACCAGATTTCATTCCGGCTATGTGACGCTGAGCTACTTCTAGTAGTCGAGCATAACCATCGCCAGACATCCTCTGATGTGGTTGTAACTTAATGTTGTTTAAGTCGATTTTTGAAGGAATCTCTTCCTTTGGCTCCGGCTTAACCTCTTCGGTTGCAACTGTTTCTATAGTTGGATCTACAGGTGGTGGAGTTTGTTTTCTCTCCTCTTTTTCTACCTCAGGCTTCTTTACTTCCTTTGGTTTTTGTGGATTATTTACTTGAGTTTGTTTTGCACTCTTGTTATCCTTTACTTCAGTATCCTTTACAGGAGCTTGCTGAGTTGTTTTATTTTTCTTAGACATGATTCAATTGATTTGTTTACTGTCCTTTACAGTTTTAAATTATTAAAATAACTAATGATAGAAATAGTAATGATCCCGAAAATAGTTAGTAAGCTAACTTGAATCCTCGTGATCTGGTGATGCTCTGGTTCTAGTATGAACTAGAAGATTTTCTCCTTGTTGTTGGTCTCCTTGGTCTCTAATAAACCACATATAAGCCTTACTTACAGACTCAATTGTTGCAGTAATCATTGGTGTCACTCCAACGATTTGCAAAGCCTGTATGGGCATGTGGTTTACTACAGAGACCTTTTCTATTTGGTCCTTTTTAGGCTCGATATTACGAGTCTTACTCTGGATACCAAATCCAACAACAATCGCAAATGCTAGTGTCAATATTAAATTGATACCTAGCTTTGGGCTACCTTGCACTCTAGCGATTGCTACAATCACTAGAATTAAAGCAACAATCATAGAAATGAAAGTCATTGTTGTCATGTTCTGTTAATTTTTTGAAAGTTTATGAAAAATTTCTCTCAACCTACGTTTTGCTTTATTCAAATCGGACTTCACAGTACCGATAGGAATTCCAAGCTTAACACTCAGTTGATCGTAACTAAGACCTTGATAGTATCTTAACTCGAGTAAATTTCGATACTTAGATCTTAGGCGAGATAATGCTATTCTTAGAAGTTCAATATTCTCCGTTTTAATTATATCTGACTCGGGATCTGGAGCTGTCTCTTCTAATTGAATAGTATTTGTCTCATTATCTATGCTGAAGTTCTTACACAAATCCTTTGTGGCTCTTATATGATCAATAGTAGTATTAACTGCTATTGTCTTAAGCCACGCTTCGAAGCTAATAGGATTTACATAAGAACTGAGTTTACTAAAGGCTTTTATAAATGTGTTACTCAATAGATCTTGAGTAAGTTCGTCATCTTTAACTATATCAAAGATGATATATCTTATCAATCTATGATACCGATCATATAATTGATTAAAAGCCTTATTATCACCGTGTTTTGCTTGTTCAATTAAGATTTTTTCTTCTTCTTTCATATAACAAGCATTAGTTAGTGGAAACTAGGGGAGTCGAACCCCTAGAATCCTTTGTTTAGAACGCCCTCTGCGACGACACAGCTATCTCGTCTGAAAGTAGGCAAATCTTATTACACTTCCTTATTTCTAAACTAAAATGGAATACCTAATATATATCTATAATAATATGTATCATATACATATTTACGTATCCAATAACATTGAATTAAGTTATCAAATATTTCATCAGAGTATATCCTAGGTAATTCTATTTTGTCTAACATTGCTACAGCAATTCTTAGTCTTACTAAATCTGTAGTATGTTTGCTCCCTATCATCTTATTAGGATGAAAAAGACGTTGAGATATCCAAGCAATCCATTTCTTAATTTTTGCTTTTATCTCAATCCAAGTACGCCAATCCATATTATCTGGACATACTGAACAAAATTTCCCATCTGGAGTTTTAATCCAACCAAAATATTTTTCATATTCTGATCCAATTATTCCCCAATCCATACAATAACCTTCATCTTCTCTAAATACTGGTAAAAAGTTTTCACATTTGCTAGTATTTTTAAAAAGATCTTTTATTGTATTACAGAGTTCGCCTCGTTGATCGAAGATTTTATCTCTATTTTCTTCCATTTATCGTCTTCTAAATAACGAATATTTATTATATCAAATAATTTTTCTGCTTCTTCCCAAGATATATGTAATTTACCTTGAATATCTGCAGTAACAGCAATTTTATTTAAATTACCATCTGGTTGAATATTCTTTATACTTATGAATTCTTTATATTGTTCATCAGTATATTGAATACTACTAGATTCTGTGTTTCTTTCTTCTATTTTACTTGATTCAATTTCTTTAGATAGAAGAGTAAATTCAAATTTAGTAGGATCTTCTAAAATCTGTTCAACTATTTTATGATCTCTTTCGATAAGACCATTAGCAAATGAACTTAGTGAAATACTATTTGTGATTCTTATAAATGGTTCCTTACCATTTAAAGACAAAATATATTTCTGTTCACTGAATAAGTCTTTAACAATATATACTCCTGCTTTCATTTCTTAATTGATTTATAATATGTGTCAATAACTCGACTTGCTGTAAGCAAATCAACTCCAAACTCTTCTTGGATTAGACGATTCTTTTCAAAATCATCATATGGTTCATCCATTATCTTCTTTAATTTCTCCTTTTCACCGGGATTATCAAAGTATATCCAAAATGTTAGTCTCATATTACTCAGGAATTAAGAATGGAATGTTTTCAAGTTTTAGTATCTCATTATATACTTTATTCCATTGTTTTGGAATATTGTATGTTTTATAAGAACTTCTATGCTTTTTGGGATTGTGGTAATAATCCCACCAAGATCTACTTAATACAGTGATTTGAGGAAATTTCTTACTTTTTCCTTCATTCTTAAGTAGTAATACAATGTTCGATTTACTGGTTATTAAACTCTTTGCAGATGTTGCTTTTGTTACATCAGCTCCTAAGTTCATTAACATTTTAAGGAAACTAACGACACTTTGCCGTGGTCCTGCTAGTATACATTCTCTACTAAATGATACTAGCCTTTTTTCAGCTATTTTCTCATCCATAAGCTTTTTAAAATTATAATTGAATCGGATTATCTCCCCAGTTCATATTCCTTTTATATAAAGGAATTTTACAATCAATCATCAAGTTTGCATTATATAATGCTTTTGCAGTACCCTTAGGAACCTCAATTTGATGACCTTTTTCAGAATGCCAATATCCCCATTTTTCACCTAATGCACTAGTATATATTACTCTTTTAGGTTTAAAGGAATATATGTATTCATCCCCAAATGTGTCTACTGCTATATAACTCATAATTAATATTTTTTGTTATCTAGGTGGGATTTGAACCCACAATCTCCTGATAAAATTCAGGGCTTTATCCAGTTAAGCTACTAGATATCCCTCACTTTCGTAGTTAGCACGTTGATTTACGCTGCTCCTAGAGCAGTGTAATCAGTGACAAATGTATTGCCATTTAAATTTAAAGTGAACCTATTTTACCTTTCACTATTAGTCAAATCCATGCAGCCCCGTTTGATCTTCTATATATCCTCACGTTAGTTTCCGCTACCTTCAAGCATACTCTTCGTTTTTCTTTAAACTAGAGAGTTCGGTTGATCCTACCTACTAAATAAGTCATTTTCATACGTTGTTCCTACGTCATATATAGTTTTAGAGCTACTATCAAACCCAGGCAGTGTTTAAAGCAACCTTACCCTTGAAACTTTTTGTTTATAATTATTATTTGTGGAGCTGGAGGGAGTCGAACCCTCGTCCTAATAGTTTCCAATAAACCTAATAAGATACGACACAGTTCTTATATCGTAAATACTTTTTAATTTTTAACCCCAAATTATTAAGTGTAGATAAAGAGAGATCACTCTCTCTTTACCTTATAAACCTATAGTAATAGTAAGAATTCTTTTTTATACGAGTGTATTCCTCTAAGAGTGCGCAATGCGACTTATGTCTTACCTATAATACATGTTTATCTCTTAAAAAGAATGGTCTTAGGCATTTAGCTCTCTACTACTATAGGAAAATGCCTTTGATAGATCTACAGAATTTGAAGTTTATCTTATCATCAAAAGATTATAAGCATCAACTTCGGCATATAGCTCTAATTCTGTGTGTGATTTGATATCATTACTATACTTAACTTACTTACGTAAGCCTATCACTAGGTCTCGACTCAAGGTTCTAGCGATTCAGCAGTACATGCTCGTACTTTTTCAAGTGATAGTAATGATCTCAGGCACGTGATCAGTGGCTCAGAATTTTCCACTCTGGCTCAAGGCTCTTGAGTACCTTGTTACTTCAAGGTAAACATATTCTACTATTCATTCGAATATTTAAATCGTGGTATTAATCTCTTTCTAGAACTAAATATACGGAAAGAGATTGGGAGGCCTCTCGAACACTCCCAACTCTGATTTCGGAGTTAAATTACTGGATTAATATCTCCAATAATCCTCACCGTAGATAGCACGCTTAGCGTCGCTGACGGCTTTGTCACGCTTCTCTTCGGCTTCCTCAACGGCTTTATCATATGCACGATAATCTCCGTCGGACTCAAATTTTGTTTTAGCTGTAGATACAGCTGTCAAAAATGCTTTTTGAGCTTCTTCTTTTTTACGAGCCATACGAAGCTCTTTTAATGCTCGATCTTCTGTAGACTCTGCGTTTGATAAACGACGTTCAACTTCACGGGTCTCTTGTTCTAACTTCTTTGCAGCGATGTTCTCTTTTGCTTTGTCTACTGCAGAAGTATTTACTTTACCCTGATTGTTCTCTTGCTCTTGCATTTTTGCATCTAAATTAAAATCTGCCATAATTTTTAAATTTTTGATAAGTTAATAAAATTGATTTTTAAATTAAAATTGTTATTATTTACTTTTTAGTATTAACATATAATCCAAACCAATAATCGCTACCTTCTGACGTACTACTCCAGCTAATAGTGCCGTTAATAATCTCTTTATTACTATAATTACTATGAGCGATTCTATGTACACATCTAATTAGTTTATTAGTGATATCTCTACTTCGCAATATTTGATTGGTGACATTTTTTACATATCTACCATAAGCATTATTCTCTTCAAGAAATTGCTTAAAACTAGGATTCTCACTAATTGCGCTCTTTATTGATCCTTTTATATCTTTTTTACAAAGTGTAGAGGTAATAGGTTGTCCTCTAGTAGAAATATTACTAATACTAGCAGTATTAGTTAGATCGATAAATTCATGTTCAAATATCATTACTTTTTATTTTTTAGTTTTTGAAACTCTTCTTTAAATATCTCTTTAAAGATGTTACATTGAGAAGGATACATATTAACAAATTCTTCATCTGTTAATCGCCGACCTACAGTACCGTTGTCAATAACGGTCTTTCTGATAACTCTACCTTTTTCTTCTTTAGGTATTTTTATCACATTGTATCTTGTTCCAACTTTTCCATTGGAGCCACAAATTACTTTGTAGCGAGTAATTTCAGGTACAAAGGCTACTGTTACTTTTCCATCAGCCCCCTTCGTTTCTTTCTTTACTCCGGATTTTGTCTGCCCTACAGATAGTATCGCAAGTATGCGAGTGCTTACGTCTCTATCCTGTGCAAAATATACTACTTTTTCTTTTTTGATTGTAGCATTCGCCTTGCGAATACGCACAGTCTCCATTTTTCTTTTGCTTCGCATTTTAAATAAAATTGATTTTTATTACTAGATAGTAGAATTGTATATTCTTTGTATTTTATTATATACTTCTTCTACTGATTCGATTACTCTTACACTAAAACCGCATTTAAGTAATACACAAGTGTACAACTCTTCTTTTGCTTCATCATTATTACAAGAGGCTAAACCTACTTTCTTAGGTAAATCCTCTCTTTCTGAAGTTGGAGTTATTGCAGCAATTTGTTCTATATCAATAAGTATACGTTCTTCATGATTTAAGTACGTAATCTTTTTTGATAGAGATTTGCTAAATGCGGAGAGTTCTATAACGTTTCTTATTTCCATGTTCTTAAATAATGAATCGTGGCATAGTCTTTGTTTTCTTATCGTATGCTGCCCCCTTTACTTTATTAGCGTACTATGCATCTTCACATAGCTTTGATTTGCTGTAGGACTCTGGGCTTATTCACGATTCGGGGATAACCACCATATTAATAAAAAATTAAATTATATGATAACTGGCGAGTAATCAATAAATTTCTTTTTTATTCTTAGTACCCTTTTTATAGGGTTCCATTTTAGGCTTAGGACGTCCTTTTTCAGAACGTCCTTGTTTTACTGCTTTACTTTCTTTCCACGTTTTAGACATAGCTCTTAAAAACTTTAACAATTTCAGGTAATGCCTCAATGTAGTTAATACAAAGATACTCTTTTTCCTCTTTTTTGAGAGGATTGTTAAATAAGAGAACTAAGTCTCTAGTAAAAGTAGGATTACGTAATAAGTAATTCTGTACTTCTACTTGCCATGTAAGACCTCCTCCTGTAGATATTGGTGTACCTACATTTTGAAGTAAAACAGAAACTTGCTCGATTAACTTAGAATCGAATCTAGGAAATTGACGTCTCAGTTCTTCTTCATTTAATGAAGTAAGAAATTCTGGATTATCTCCTTCCTGTTCCTGCATAAAAACAAGAAGTGCTCTTTCAAGCATTTCTTTTACTTCTTGTTGAGACCAAGAAGTTGGAATCTGTACAAGACATAAATTATTTCCTGTAGTTCCAATAAGATGTAACTGTTTCATTTTTGATAAATTTAAGTTATAACTTTTAATGACGTCTCCGCATGTACAACTACGGAGAAGATTTTGATTGAACGATTGTTGATTAACAACAACTCATATTGTACTATGAGTAACTAATAACAAGTGTCATCGTGAAGTTTTACGTCTGCAAAATAAATATTAAAAAACTCTTACGTAAAACTTCTTAAAATCGGCTATCTAACATATTTTACGTTATAGCAGAATTGTATTGCCAGTACAATTCTTATTAACGGCATGATTTTAACGTCCGCACGATCATAGTATTTGCAATTATCAGTACTAATTAGAACAATTGCCATTCTTCTTCTCCCGCATAAAAATACTACTTACGCCCCACATGCTTGTCATCTTCTGATGATCTAATAATAAAAATATGCACTACCTTCACAGGCAATGCATATAAATGAATTATAAGTCAGAAATTCAAAAAAGTTATTGCAATCATGATCATTTAATACTATCTATTACCGTAATTGGTACTTTGACAGCTTTCTCACTTTCTTTTTCCGGCCTATTTACTTCAGTCTTTATTTCCACTTTAGCATTCTTAGCATCTGGACCTGTTATTCCCGGCATAACTTCTTTTAACTGCATACTAATATAATAGTTTGTATTACGGAGATACTCTTCAGCAATCTCTTCATACGTTGCAGTTGTACCTATTCTATTAAGAATAGTACGTACGATTTGTTCTGGAAGTTCCATACACAAATCGTACAATTCCATGTCATGCTTTTCAACATTCCAGTCGTTAAGTCTTTCTTCCAAAGTAGGAATAATGACCTCAGTTTTAGTTGATTCTGAAGCTTCTTTAGCTTCTGTACCATGGTACTTATCGTACCCATACCATAGGATTCCTCCCAATAGTACGATGCAAAGTAGCCAAATCGCTACGTCTCGAAACTTGTTCATAGAAATAATTGATTTATTAATAAAACTGTGCAATATTGCCTTATTGATTGATGACCATTGCTTGAATATCTAATTCAATTTTAATTGGTTCATTCTTCCAAGATATCATAGGAATATTTAATTGTATTCTATCTTCTTCAGATATCTGCGTATAATTAAAATTTCCTGCAAACTTATCCTCATTAGGACAGTTTAAATTAATCCAGTAATTTGAATCACCTTCAACATATCTTTTTGGCTTACTTGTAAAAAGATATTGTCCTCCATCTTCATCTACTGCGTACCAAACTTCTACTTTCATAAATCTTGTTGTTTTTGTTCTTCTTCGTATAAATATTTTTCTATTCTTTGAGATTCTTTATTAATTAAAATAAAGAACAAACCTAGTATAACACCCACACCTAATGAGGTTATTATTAACTCTCCTGTAATAGCTATGGTGTAGATACCCCCAGCTACTACTACCAATAGTAGTAACACATATAAAAGACATTTTAATGAAGATTTATTTAAAGGATTCATAAGCTTGTAGAAATTGTTTATATGTACCTAACATATCCATTAATAAACCACGACATTTACAAAGATGGTTGTATTCTTCTTCAGTAAGAATATATACTGAACCCACTTTTACTACATTTGGAGTAATTTCTTGTATATTACGAGAATTATTTGTAGTATTTATATTTTTTGTACTTTGTGATTCTATTTGTGGTTCTACAATAGACATCACATTTTTGATTTCTTCTTCTGAGAAAAAGGATTCACCTATAGTTCCACATACTTCTGCTACTTTAATACAAATAGCTTCATAAGTTTCATTATCTTTGAGTGTGTAGTAAAATTCTCCAGAATCTACAGCAATTTTAGCTGTTTGTAATTCAAGACCAAAAATTACCTTTAATGCTTTCAACCAAGCTATTTTAAATTTCGCTTTTTTAAAATTGAATTTAATTTTTGTTGCCATATTGATTATATTTAATGTTAATAGTTTTCATAAATAATCCTAAGTAGACCATAAGCCACTAGCGCCGCCAAGCTGTTACATGTATCTACTTAGGATTTCAATTTAATCAGTATGTGTTTCACAACAGATACATGAATAGAGTTCTATAATTCAACAAGTTTGTCATTTTTAAAAGGGAGAAATAAATCTCCCTTACCTGATTATGGATAGATCTGTAAGAAGTGATCTATATAACCGGGTTTTGTTGCAATATATACCCTATATCCTCCACCTAATTTAAATAGGTCAAAGTCTTTTTTGGGTATTTGCATAGCAACAGTTTCTACATCTTGTTCCCAATTAGTATCGAATAATCGATATAATTGATTATGAAGATTGTCCATGTATGAATACATGCACTGTTGCTTGGATGCGATAGCAGTATTGATTACTACACCGTATCCTTTACTTAATTTATAAGCTAACTTAATTGCATCAAGCCAACTTAAATTAAGCTCTTTTTTAAGAGTCACAATTCTCTTATATAGAGATGTACTATGACTCTTTTTTTTCTGAATTATTATTCTTATCATATTATTAAGTATTAATGATTCAGATTTAAAGACATTAGCTTCGGTAGCCGTTGGCATTCGTTCAGCCCGGCAATTTAAACCTACTAGACCCTAGAACCGCTAACTTGTGTATTAATCAGAATGCGTATGAAGTAGTGTAGTTAGTCTCGATGAGGTTGTCTTTACTCTAGGGAATTGTATGCGTATTTCACAATAGGCATACAACAGTTCTGTCGTGACTTCTAAATGACACACACGTGTTTCACAACAGATATGTGTCTTACATTTTAACCAAAAGAATGTTGTTACTTTAATTCTTTTCTAACATCATCTAAAATACCATGAAAAACACTAACATTTACTTTATCCTTAAATTCAATATATGCAAATAATATCACACATATTGGATATAGGATGGGATCGTCCAACAGTATTAATAATATTATCATATAGATAAGTATTCTTAATACTGACCAAATGAATGATATTATCTTTCTCATATATTAAAAATTTGATCTCCTAGACAGGGTCGAACTGTCAATCTTCAGATAATAATACTGACGTTTTTCCATTAAACTATAGGAGTTTTGTATATCCAGATACTTATTTTTCAGTTAGTATCAGACTGTCTTACACCATTTTACCCTTTTATGGTTAAACATTTTCGATTGTAAGCTTACTTAGTTACTAATAACACAATAGTGCACCATGCGAACCTAACATGCTATTGCAAGGAATATTATCAATTTTGGCCATATTGATAAAGGTTTTAATTCGATTCCTTCTCTGCTATGACTGCTTTTACTATAAACGTTGTGCATATATTTATAATAAAAGCCTATTTATTTGTATCTAGATCTAGTTGTCATAGTTTGCTAGTACTAGAATTTAACTGACTCTGCATTTACTTAGGCTTGTCACTAACTATGGCTGCATTATATTAAATTAAAAAGGAAGTTGTGTATCACTTCATACACTGGGTGGTTTATTATTCATGTTTAATAACTTTAACACCAAAATAGATACCAATTAAAGTTGGTATTATGTACAGTAATATGTTAATTACTGCATAACGTGGCTGACTTATTGTTATTACTACATAAAATAATAATACTAACAATAGTATACCAAATAGAATGTAATTGAGTGCTTTCATTTTCTTCTATATTTATTGTTAAATGTATCTACTGCTTTTTCTCTATTAGGAAAGGTAGTTATTACTAATTTCCCTTCTTTTTCGAGAATAATAGACCACTCAAAAGCGTGCTTTCCCACTAGGATAACTTTACGTCCTAGTGCATCTGTTACGATTGCTCTAACTGTGGCATCACAATTTGATTTGTGATATTTTCTTTTGCTCATGATATTATTTATTAAATGAGTTTATTATTAAGTAACATATTCCAATAAATATCCAATAAGCTAATGACCATTCGAATATCATATCTAATATTGCTGAGAATTTCGCTTTTGGATCTAATCCTATTGATAATAGGTATAAACATGACATTATGTAAAATCCTATTGTTGCTTTTGTTCCGTTACTCATTTCCATCTGATTTTATGTGTTTGATTTATTTTGTACAACCCCCATATTTTCCTTGGTTTAGGATATCGCTCCCAATATCCGTGTCGCTCATTTGAGCCTGAGAACTATGCTAAGCATTTTACACCTAAAACTTATTATTACTTGGCGGGTAATTTCAGTGCTTGACGAATATCTTTAGCACGCCACTGGTTTATCGTCCTAACTCTGCGAATAAGAAACTGGTGTCCTCAATGTCTTGGAAAGTTATTAGTTTTTTGAATTTCGCTATATATTATATAAATTACTAATGGGTTTGTTGTGAAAAAGAGAGAAAATGAGGGGAGAGAGGATGGTGTTTACCACTCCCTCCCACTTACTCATTACAACTCATCGTCATCCACTATTTCACCCTCCAACAACGGATTAGACTTCTTCTCCTCAGCTGCCTTAGCTGCTTCTTTAGCTGCCTTAGCTGCTTTACGCTTAGTATCATACTCAACATAATCAACAATGCGCTGAGAATTGTTGTACAAGTTCTCACCACGCTTGATAAGACTTGCGTCAGACTTGATACATTCGCCTTCGTCAGTACACAGTGCATAGATGAAGACAGAGTTATAGATGGAAGCTACTTTTACTTGCTTACCGTCTCTTTCCTTAGTCTCAGTGATGATTTTACCATCATTGTCCTTGCGGATGAAGTCAGGAAAGCCTGTTACTTCAACACGACAGATTGGCATAACTTCACCAACAGTTTCCTCTAACAGCTTGAAGTATGTATCTTCATGCTCTTTGGTACTACCATATGCAGCCATTAACTGCATCACAACAGGTCTAGTTTGCTCTTGCAGCACCTTTCTTAGACCTGCTTGTCTGAACTCGCACACTGCATAGCGTGCTTTGCCGTCTTTGGAGGTTTTTACCTCTACTTTCGTAAGTTCGTAGTTCTTTACGTCTTTATCCTTGATAGACAAATCCATAGCATTTTACGGTTAACCTATACACCATAAGGTTCTATTGACACATTAACTCTTTGACGGGGGATTTCCCCTACTTGTTAGGAGAGGGGACTTGATATTGTACTGGTCCTCACTCTCAATTGCACACTATCAAAATTTTTATAATATTTTATTTTGGTCCTCGCTTTCAATTATACCCACAAAAATATTTTTTATAAAAAATTTTTACAACACTTATTATTCATTTTCGTTCTCTAATTAGAATTTAAATAACAGCAATATGATATTTGAACAAGAATTAAAAGATAAAGGATTTGAAATTAAAGATAATCAACTCTATTATGAATTTAGTGACTTTGAGCTATTAAGAGCTAGAGTAAGTGAATGGGATTGCGCTGATGGTACTAAAGCTTTGAAAGTATCAGATCTTAGGTTAATGAATCCTATGGAGGAAGGTATGGCTCATATGATGATTTCATATTCACTTTACTTTAGGGATATTAACAAATTTTATGAATTATTAACACTTTTAGGTTATAAGATACGTTAAAAATAGTTAAATTATGTTAAAAGAATTAACAGTTAAAGAGGTAGAAGCTATCCTAAGTAAAGATAATAATGTGTATGGTATACATAATATTGGTGATCACGTGTATAAAATACCAGGTTTAGGGTATACAGGACCTAAAGGAGCTACTAGATTTGTAAATGAATTAAGGCAACAGGTTAATGAATTGTCTACGAAACTCTCGTAGATATGTTAAATAATCATAAATAATGTTAAAATGACACATTGTGAATGGCTAGAAGAACATGGTTTTATTAATATAAAAGACCATTGGAATGGTAATTGGAACTATAGAACTTATCAGAAAATATATGAAAATGGTGATCTCATAGAAGTAGACATTGAAATAGATTCAGAAAATGATTTTATGGATGAGTACTTGGTAAATTGTGAGTTATTCTGTAAGAATAAAAATGGTACTCATGATAGCTTTACTCTAAAATAAAAATTTATTATTAAAGAAAAATGGAACAAAATTAGATTATAATACGTTCCTACATCCAGAGTAGGATATAATAGTAGTTTAAAATGCAATTAGTAGTAATATAAACCATTACTCTTACTCTAGATAACTGCAGTATATAATATATTATTATCAAACTATATTATGATGAATGAATCAAAATACTTAGAAATGATTAGACAAGGAGTTGTTAACATAAATGGTGATGATTTTAAAATAATCAGAGCATATGATGGATGCAGAGGGTGTTATTTTAGACAATTTGAAAACTTTAGTGGGTGTCTAAATAATGTTGCACAAGGTATTTGTTGTAGTGCTGGTGGTCACATTCTAAGAAAAATTTCAGAGTAATAGAACAAAAATTAATTAAGTACGTTTAGCCAGTATGGAAAATCAACAGGACATATTAAAGACCGTTATAGACAGTTTAGTGTATATCCCTACTAAGGATATGATAGTTAAGCCCTTAGAGGATGAATACGTAGAGAAAGAAATTATTAAGCCAGTAGAGACTGGTAAAAAGGACGAAAATGGTTATGATATCAATGATACCGAAACAGTTAAAGAAAAGGTATTAACTACGTTCAGAAAAGGTATTGTATTACGTCTGCCATCTGGATATCAGTGGCAAGATGAGAACAATCATCCTGAAGTAGGTGATGTGGTAGCATATCCTAGGAAAGCATCGATTGATTTTGATTTGTTTAAAGATAGTCAATTAGTAAATCCTTATAATGTAGTAGCCTTTGTAAAAGGAGAAAAATATTTTAAAGACTAAGCGTAGTCTTAATTAATCGTGGTTGTAGTTGGATGTACTAGGGGTTAGCATAAAGTTAACCCCTTTTTTATTGTATAAAATTTGCAACTTTTTTTGAATATTTGCGTTATGTGAATATGATTAAAGAAATGATAAATAACATGTTGGGTGAGTACTCAAAGTTCATTCAAATACAAGATGATGGTACAGTTAAGGTATTTGTTCCAGAAGACGTTAATAATCCTTCTATGAAAAATGCTACAGAATTAACATTATCTAAGAATGAAGCAATTAGTCTCATGGGTTTAGTAACCCAACCCAAACAATACGAAGTATGTGATTCTTCAAACAATTGCAGAATCATATCTGAAAAAGATCCTGATTTTGATGTAAACAAATGGATCAAGTTAGCACTTGGAACTGTTAAAAAATAAATATTAAGTAATATGGTTAAAGAATATAAAGTAATTAAACCTTTTGGTGCATTAAAAACCGGTGATATCCTTACTTTGGATAATGAGATGTATACATTCTCTGATGAGAAATCTGCTGATGCAGAGAATTATTATTCTCAAGTAAGTGTAGCAATATCTAGTAATATCATGGAAGAATATGCTAAAAGTGGTTTGGTTGAACCAATTGAAAATGTTACTGTTGAATCTAGTGATGAGAATAAAATCAAACAGATTCGTACTATTATTGCTCAATTGAAAAATACTTACAATCAACGTAAGAACAATATTGAAAAGAAGTATCAAGAAGGTAAAATTCAAACTTGTGTAAAGGTAGAACACGATACTGTATATTTCAATATGATGAAATTGTTAAATAAACTCGAGACAATCATAAATGAATAAACTAGTAAAAACCGTATCAAATGAAGAATTGATACCAGAGTTTTTACAAGCGCTTAATGGAATACTTAGGCTAACCGATAGAGAGCTTGAATTGATGGCTACACTTATCAAAATGGATATGGAATACGTTAAGGAACCTAACTCAAATAAGAATGTAGCAAACAGATATAATAGAAAATATATCATTGAGAATTTAGGTATTACTAAGGATAACCTAAGTAGATACATTAAGTCTTTCAAAGAGAAGGGTATTTTAATAGCTGGACCTGCTGAAGACGAACTTAGCGTAAATAAGGCTCTGATACCAGTTGTTATTGGAGATCGTTTGCAACTAACGATAATACTGAGAATAAAATGAAATGTTTAGATATAAAAACAGGTTCCATTCTTATCTATAAGAAATATGGTTTACTAAAATGTTGGTGGAATAAATTAATGAGAAAAGAATTACCATTTAATAAGTATACTCTTTACTTTGGAAATTCTTCTATGTTTGTAGAAACCACGAACATCAAAGTAAAAGAAAAAGATAGATATATAATTTTAGAACCTATCAAACCATATAGTAAAAAGGAAGAAAAAGCTCTTAAGTTAGAAGTAGTAGAACACGTTATGATGAACAACGACACAAAGGATGTGTTTAGTGTGATAAATATAATTAGACCTTCTACAATAGACGTAGAATCATTTACAATCGATGGTTTGCTTAAAAATAAATACTATAGAATAGTATATGATTCAAAAGGAAAAAACTTCTAATATCTATATACAATTAGCAAATAAATATAATATTCCACATCAAGTAGTAGAAGTAATTTGTAATCATCCGTTCAAATTTGCAAATAGAGTTATTTCAAATGATGAAGATATTAAGACAATAATGTTTGGATATCTGTTCAAAATCAAACCAAAAAGAAAGTATGAAAAAACCAGAGAGAATGAAGAACAAAACAACTAAAGCTTTTCTATATCAAAATCTATATCCTGTAAATCTTTATGTTACTACTCTGGATGATTGGGAAGATGCTTGTGATTTTTTTGATTTCTTTCTTACTACCAAAGAACTTAGAAATGATGAACCAGAAAGAGATTGTCCCAAACTAAGTAGTATAATGGGAGCTACGTTCTTGGTCAGAGAGAAATATTCTAGAGCTGTTGGTATATTAATAGTACTAGATGATTTCCATTGTTCTACTTTAGCTCATGAATCAATCCATTATGCAGATGCTGTATATGATTATTTATCAATGAATGCAGAAGGATATAATGAAGGAAATGAACAATATGCTTATTTAGTTACTTGGTGTGTGGAACAACTTGAAGATTTTATAGAATGCAAAAGGAAGGAAAAAAGAATGATAAGAAAGATGACAAAACAAGATGGGAATTAATACCTCTTGATTGTCTTGAAGATATTGCCAGAGTATATACAGAAGGAGCTAAGAAGTATGGAGAAAATACATGGCAATATCTTGATAATGGTTATCAAAGATACAAAGCCGCTTTGTTGCGTCATCTGTGGGAATTCGAAAAAGGAAATGAAATAGATCCAGAAACAGGTTGCCACCATCTTGCGCAAGTATGTTGGAATAGCATTGCTCTTCTATATCTTTCTAAGCACTCTATGAAGGATATGACCGTAGAAATATGGAGAACCGCATACAATTTTCCAGATTATGAAGTATCTAATTTTGGTAAAGTACGATCAAAAGATAGAATAATAGAACATTCTAACGGACGTCTACATAAAACGATTGGAAAAATTCTAGTTCAACGGCTAGATCACAACGGATATCTAACTGTATCATTACAAAAGAATAAAAGGAATTACAAAGTAAAAGTACATAGATTAGTATTATCAACATTTTCAGAATGTATTGGAGAACAGGTAAACCATATAGATGAAGATAAAACTAATAACAAATTATTGAATCTAGAATGGTGTACTGCTAAATACAATGCTAATTATGGTACTAGAAATACAAGAATTCAAAAAAGGAATGAGTGTAGAAGAAAAACTGGACAAGATACTACTGAGTCAACAAGTGATACTACTGTATCTGAGACAGATACTACAGGACACGAATCGTAGTCAATTTGCTGAAGATTATGCTGCAAATTTAGCAGCTCAAATGACAGAAATAATATTAGGACACAATATAGTAAGAAAATAATATGGAATTAAAATTTAAGAAATTACAAGAAGATGCAGTATTACCTAGTTATGCTAACCCTAATGATGCTGGTTTAGATTTAACAGCAATTTCCTTTACTCAGGAATTTGATAAGAGTGGTAAGTTAGTATTGGTATATCATACAGGTTTGTCAGTAGAGATTCCTGAAGGTCATGTGGGTTTGATCTTTATGAGATCGTCTATTTCTCAGAGATCTATGTCAATGTGTAATGCAGTAGGTGTTATAGATTGCGATTATAAAGGTGAGATTCTTGTTAAATTCAAGATTACTACAGATGCTCTTCCTACAATCTATCAACCAGGTGAAAAGATTGCTCAGTTAGTAGTAATGCCTTATCCGAAGATGGAGCCTGTAATTGTAGAGGAATTAGCAGGCGAAGATCGTGGTGGTGGATTTGGTTCAACTGATAATAAAGAAGAAAATGAGAATGCAGAACAGGGACGAGAAAGCGGAGCAACTGAAGGAGATAATCAATCAGTACAGTAAAAATCCAGAGTATGTTAATGCATTTTATACTAAACAAGAAGCAGTAGATGCATTGAATAGACATTATAAAAACAGATACATTAAAATAAATTTAGATTAATATGAATACGTATATTTATACAGGTGGCAGCTCATTGTTAACAATGAAGAATAACGATATTAAGAATTTTGATACTATTAGTAATCACTACTTAAATTGTGTTAAGGAAGCTTAAAGATGAATTTAGCGGATATAGTTGGTGGACAAGTGGTCATACATCCAGACATGTTGGCCATTCCACCATTTAAAAAACTTTGGGATTCATTCAAAGATAAAGATTTAGCAACAAAATACTTATGGTACATAGTACTTAAAAACAAATATGACTCTCCTTATGTAGAGACTATGGAAAGAGATCTAATAGAACCTACATTAAAAAAGGAATTATTTGGAAATGAAAACTATGAATTACCAGAGATAGTAACACAAGCAGAAGATAGTTGGAAAAGCAGAACATATTCCTTACTTGAGTATATGTTAGATGGATTACTATTGAAACTTGAAGGTGCTGCTAAATACTATCACTTATCTAAAGACGATGAAATGGATTTAGATTCTATTAAGAAACTTACAGATGGTGCTAAGAATATGGCTGGAGTAATAGAATCAATTGTGAAACTTAAATCTCAAGTAAGAGCAGAAGAGATTAAGAATAGCAAAGTTAGAGGCGGTGGAGAAATGAACCCATTTGAATTACCAAAAAAGAAGTTGTAGAAAATACGACACAATAAAAGACATTATAAAAACCTGCCCGTTAAGGGCTTAAAGAAATTGCAATTATGGCTAAGACTAAAACTAGTAAAAAGAATACTAAACCGACAATGATTATTTTTGATTTTACTGAAGTATATAACAACATGAAAGCAGAGCAAGAAAGAGATTTGGCTGAAGCTGCTGCTTATGCTATATCACACATGGATGAAAAAACAGAAAATAATCACACTACTAAAACTAGTTTATGGCAGAAAATTAAGAACCTGTTTAAACGAAGAAAGTAATTTATGATTGATTTCACAAAGAAAATCAAAAATTCTAATAAATTCAGAACCCCGGCGCTAACTTATATAGAGTCGGGGTCTTATTGTTCCTTCCCAAAAGGTACATCAGAGTATTTCAATTTTTGGGAAACAGAGGCCGATAGATGCATTAATGGTTATACTGCAGATGATGGGGACTACATCACTGGGTATAACTATTTTTATTTAAACTATTGCCCAATTCAAAGAATTGTATACAAAAATAAAAAGAATAAACAAGGTCAAGAAGAGCTAATTAAAGTAAGAGAGTTAGCATTTCCTGACTTTTATGATTATGACTATTACTATTTTCAAGCTATTGAAAGCGCACAGGATCAAGGCAAACACTTATGTGTAGCAAAAGCTAGACGTAAAGGTTATTCCTATAAAGGTGGTTCTATGCTTTGTCGTAATTTCTCTTTAATACCCGGTTCTAAGTCTTATGTGTATGCCTCAAATAAACAGTATCTTACTGATGATGGTATCCTTACTAAGGCCTGGGATTACATGGACTTTATAGATGAAAACACGGCGTGGGGTAAGAAACGACAAGCTGTAAATACTAGTATGCGTCGTAGAGCTTCTATGATTGTAACTGATAATTTTGGTAATAAAATTGAAGTTGGTTATAAATCAGAGATAATGGGTGTATCATTGAAAGATAACCCAGATGCTGTACGTGGTAAAGCAGGTATGTTAATACTTTGGGAAGAGGCAGGTACTTTCCCAGAACTTAAAGCAGCATGGCAAATTGCTAGACCATCTGTAGAACAAGATGGCGTTGCTTTTGGTCTCATGATTATGTTCGGTACTGGTGGTGACGAAGGTCCTGCAGTAATGACATTACGTGAAGCATTTTATAACCCTAAATCGTACAATTGCATAGGTTTTGAAAATATATGGGATGATGGTATCCAGAGTAAGGAATGTGGCTTCTTTATACCTCAACACACTAATTTGGATATACGTGATGAAACTGGTAAACGATTGTATATGGATGAGGATGGTAATACTCTTCATGACAAAGCAAGACAGTTTATTTTAAATCTACGTGAAGAAGAATTAAAAGAAGCTACTAGTTCTCAACAAATAGATAGATATGTAGCAGAACACTCTGAATCCCCAGCAGAAGCATTTACTGAATTATCTGGTAACATATTTCCAAAGAAAGAATTACAAAAACAATTAGCAAGGATAAGAACTAATACTAAGTTACAAAATCACAAACAAGTAGGTACACTTACTTTGGTTAATGGAGAGATAATTTGGAATGTACAGAAGACGGGAGATATAACCGAATTTCCATTACCAAAGAACTCTGATCCTACTGGTAAAATAGTTATATGGGAGCATCCAGTTAAAGATGCACCATTTGGTTTGTACATAGCTGGTATTGACCCATATGATCATGATCAATCAGGTACTAATTCATTAGGTTCTTGTTTTATATATAAACGTTTTCAAGATTTTGAATCATACTCAGATATCATTGTAGCAGAGTACACAGGTAGACCAAAAACTGCTGAAGAGTTTTATGAAAATGTTCGTAAGTTGCTTATTTACTATAATGCAAAAGCAATGGTAGAAAACCAAAATACTGGTTTATTTACTTACTTCAATAATAAACATTGTAGTCATTTACTTGCTGATCAACCAGACATTATTAAAGACATTGTCAATAATTCTACAGTAAATAGACGAAAAGGATGTCATATGAATAGAGAAATCAAACTTTGGGGAGAAGGTAAGATTAAAGAATGGCTAGAAGAACTTAGGGATCAAAAACAATTAGGTTTAAATACTGTATTGTCTGAACCATTTCTAGAGGAACTTATTCAATACAATGACAAAGGAAATTTCGATAGAGTTATGGCATTTATGCAGGTAATGGTCTATAGAGAACAATTGTATAATATACAAGTAAAAAAGAAAGAGGATGTTGAAAAGAAAATGAGATTGTTTGATAAACCGTTGTTTAAAAATACAGATGATTCATTTACATTCATACCTTTAAATAATAACACAACCACATTTATGTTTACTAATTAATATGGAAAGAACAGTCAACTCATTTCCTATCCAAAGACTACCACTCAGTAAAAAAACCGAAGAATGGCGAAAAGACTGCGTGGATTATATTATTGGAATATCTGGCATAGCTTCATCTGAAAGTATACCTGATGAAGAAGAAATGCAAAGCTATTATGATTTATATAATAGCATTTATAATGAAAAAGATCTAAAGTATGTTACAAATCCTTTCAATCAAGATGATGGTTTTCCAGCAATGGCACAGGATTATAATATCATACGACCAAAAGTAGACCTATTATTGGGTGAAGAAACAAAGCGTCCATTTAACTTTAGAGTGTGTCGTACTAGTGATATTGCTAGTAGTGAAGTTCAGGATAAAGCTAAACAGATGTTATTAAATTATATGCAAGCTGCTATGCTTGCTAAATTAAGTCCAGAGGATCAAGCTAGATTTCAAGAAGGATTACAGACTGGAGAAATTCAAACACCAGAGCAAATACAAAAGTATTTAACAAAGGATTATAAAGATGCAGCAGAAACAACAGCATATCAAAGTCTATTGTTCTTACTTAAGAAAGAAAACATTTCCCATGAATTTATGAAAGGCTTTAAAGATGCACTTGTTGCAGGACTTGAAGAGTACTATATAGGAATTAGAAATGGTGAACCAGTTATTAAAAGAATTAATCCTAAAGATTTTAAATATCCTGCAGAAGAAGGAATTGAATTCATTCACGATGCATCTTGGTGTTGTTATAGATCATTAATGTCCTGGAGTCAAATATATGATCAGTTTTATGATAAACTGGATGAAAAGCAATTAAATGAATTGTTAGAAATAGTAGATCAAAAGCCTACAGCAGGATTTGGTCCAGACAAAAGTCCAGTAGATGATTTTGTTCATTATAACTTAAAATCATATAATAAATTACCAGATCATAATCCTTATGGAGATCCAGATAATATTGTAGTTTATCATGTATGTTGGAAATCACTCAAAAAGATAGGCTTTGTTACAATAATCGATCCTGAAACAGGTATGCCAGATGAAATACAAGTAGATGAATACTATAAACCTACTGGGGAAGAAATCAATGTTGAATGGAAATGGATCATTGAAGCATGGGAAGGATATAGAGCAGGCGATGATCTTTACTTTGGTATGCAACCACTAGAATATCAGTTCCGTAGAGGTGATAATTTAAATAGTGCCAAATTGCCATATACTGGTGCAGCTTATAGTAACACAAATACTAAAGCTAAATCGTTAGTTGCTATCATGAAACCGCTACAATACATGTATATTATACTTTGGTATCGTCTTGAAATGGCAATAGCTAGAGATAAAGGAAAAATACCTGTAATAGATGTTACTCAAATACCAAAAAGTATGGGTATAGATGTTGACAAGTGGATGCATTACTTAGGAGCACTTGGTGTAGCATTTGTTAATCCATATGAAGAAGGTTGGGATATTCCTGGTAGAGAAGGTGGTAAACCATCACCATATAATCAATGGACTTCTATTGATGCAAGTATGTCTAATACCATTAATACATATATTCAATTACTTGCAAAGATTGAAGAAATGGTATCAGAATTATCTGGAGTAACAAAACAAAGACAAGGTTCTATTTCTAGCAATGAATTAGTAGGTAACGTAGAAAGATCTGTAGTTCAATCTGCTCATATTACTGAACCGTGGTTTTGGTTACATAATCAAATTAAAACACATGTATTATCAATGTTATTAGATAGTGCTAAATTTGCATGGAAAGATGACAAGAAATACTTAAACTATATATTTGATGAAGGTACCAGAACATTCTTACGGATGGATGACAGTTGGTCATATGAAGACTTTGATATTTTTGTAACTGATAGTACTAAAGAAAGTCAAGCTATTGAACAACTTAAGAGTCTTGTACAGCCGGCTATGCAAAATGGTGCATCATTGTTAGATGCTGCTGAAATATTTACTAGTGACAATTTAAGTGTAATCAAATCTAAATTACAAGATATAGAAAACAATAGATTGGAACAGCAGCAAGCAATGCAAGAGCAAGAAAATCAACAACAGCAGCAGCTTATTGAAATGCAAAATCAAGTTAAGGAAGAAGAGCTGATGCTTAAAGAAGCTGAACTTGATCTTAATAAATATAAAATTGATCAAGATAATGCTACTAAGATTACTGTGGCTCAGTTGAATGCTTATAGAGGATCTGAGAATATGGATCAAGATATGAATGGTATACCAGATGTAATTGAGATTGGTAATCAAGAAATAGCTAGACAAAAAGCTGTATCTGATGCTATGAGCAAACAAATGGATTTAGCAAACAAAGCCAGAGCTGAAGAAAATAAGAAAGAACTTGAAAAGCGTAAAATTGCTGCACAAGAAAAAGCTGACAAATTAAAGGCCACCATCGAGAAAGAGAAAATAGCTCTTGAGAATAGAAAATTACAAGAAGCTAAAAGATTGCAGAAGATGAAAGATGATGCAGCTTATAAGAGAGAACAATTAAAAGCAAAGACTGCTTTAAAAAATAAAGTAGTTGGTGAATCTAAATCTAAAAAATAGGAGGACTAATTATGGCATGTAAAGGAGGCTCTAAAAAGGGCGGAAAAGGTAAACCAGGTAAGACAGGTAAGTAAATATTACTAGTATGAAATGGAAAGATTTATCTCTTAAAGAGAGAAAACAAATATACGATAGTGTCAGGGTGAATAACCCTGATGCTACGTATCTTGATATCAAGCAACAATTTGATTCCATTCCTGCGTATGAAGATGGTAAGGGTAAAACTATAAACAAAGCAGATTTACCACCAGAATATAGAACCGGTACTCCTGAATACTTTGAAAGACAAAGGAAAATATCAGGTGCAGTTAATACAGTTCAACCAGAAGCTTACATTACTCCAGCTGGATACATTAAAGATGCAGTTAATTTCATTGAAGATTTAGGTAAGGGAGATTATGCTGGAGCTGCTATTGATGCTGCATTAAATCTAATACCTTGGGGAGTTGGAAAAGGCATTAAAAAACTAAAATCCAAAGTAGGAAGAATTATTGAGGGTACTGAAGTTGATGGGGTTAGTGTTCACAGTTTTGCTCCTACTCAAACCAAAAAGAAAACTAAAAAGAAAACGGAAGAAGATTATGATTCTGAATTTTCTGAAGTATTAAGAAAGGATAGAAATTCTAAGAAGTACCAAGCAGACGGTTTAGCTGGGTCTAGGAAGATTCAGGATTTTGATAGTGGTAAAGAATATATTACAAACACTTATCTAAATTATTTAGCAAATCCTAACAACGCATATAGTTCTGCAGAGTTAAGAAAAATGGGATTATTTGATGCTGCTGGTAGTAGATCATATCTGTTGAATCCTACAGAAGCTAAAAGTCATATGTTAACTCTAAAGAGATCATTAAAAGACTCTGGTAAAATTACAAACTGGAGTACTCCTGTAGACGAAAAGATGATTTTGGAATATATGAGAAATCCAACATCAAATAAAATGGTTAAGAATCAATATGATTTGTATAGAAATAAAAACGAGTATATTGATAGACTAAATAAATTAATTCCTATGGAAATTTTAATGCCATTAGGTGGTGCTGGATTTATAGGTAATGAACTAAATAAAGAATAATCAATATGGAAAATTTATACCCAGTATACCCAATTCCTTCTTATAAAGATGGAGGTATACACATCAAGAAAAAGAATCGTGGTAAGTTTAATGCTCTTAAAAAGAGAACAGGTAAGAGTACTGAAGAATTAACACATAGTAAAAACCCATTGACTAGGAAGAGGGCAATCTTCGCACAGAACGCCGCAAAATGGAATCATAAAGGCAGAAAGAAAAAATAACAATTACAATCTAATTATAATTAATTATGGAAAACAATAGTAACGATACACTATTTGGATTTACAGCTATAACTGATATATTCACTGAACAAGTTGGTAACACCATCTCTCAAAACGATGATATTGATGATGAAGAATTAGAGAGACTAAAACAAGAGTCTGCTAAAGCTAGACCTGCTACTCCTGGATCTAAAAATAAAAAGACAGAAGAAATAGAAGAAGAGGAAGAAGTAGAGGAAGAGGAAATCGATGAAGTTGAAGAGGAAGAAGTAGAAGAACCTAAGAAATCTAAGAAAGCCTCTAAGAAAAAGGATAAAGAAGAGACTGAAGAAGAGGAAACCGAAGAAGAAATTGAAGAAGAGACTGAAGAAGATGAAGTTGAATCTAAACAAGTATCTGCTTTATTTGATGCAATTGCTGAAGAATTAGAATGGGATTTTGATGAAGAAGAGGAAGAAGAAAAACCAAAGACTGTAGAAGAATTGGTTAAGTATTTTAAAGAAGTAATTGAAGAACAATCTACTCCAGAATATGCAAGTGAAGATGTTGCAAAATTAGATGAATTTGTTCGTAATGGTGGTAAGTTAGAAGATTATTTCTCTATTACTCCGGACATTGATGTTGACAATGTTGATATTGAAAATGAAAATGAGCAAAAGATAGTATTGAGAGAGTTACTAGCTAGAAAAGGTTACAGTGACAAACAAATTGCTAAGAAAATCGAAAGATTTGAAGATGCTGGAGTATTAGAAGATGAGGCTAGAGATGCGGTTGAGGAACTTCAAGAGATTGTTGCAAAAGAGAAAGAAGAGCTATTAGAGCAACAAAGAATCAAAAAGGAGGAAATGGTGCAGCGCCAACAAAAGTTTTTTGATGACGTTGTCGGTGAAATAAAGTCCTTGGACAATATACGTGGTATCAAAATACCAGCTAAGGACAAGAAAGAATTATTGGCTTATATATTTAAAGCCGACGCTAGTGGAAAGACCCAGTACCAAAAAGACTATTCCAAGAGCGTAAAGAATTTAATAGAGTCAGCTTATTTTACAATGCGAGGTGACACTTTGTTAGATGCTGCCAAAAAACAGGGTACTAGCTCTGCTATTAAAAATCTGAAAAATAGTCTCAGATCAACAGGCGTTAGTAAAGGTACTAAGAGAATTAATACAAGTTCATCTAACTCTATTTTTAGTCGTGCAGTACAACTACTTTAATTAAAAATAAATTACTAACATTTATATGGATAACGGAATTTTAAATAATTTACAGATCGGTAGAGGTAAATGGTTCTCAGATCTTGTTGATGAGAATATGATTTCAAATGCAATGCTTACTAGACCGTATGAAGTAACTCGTGTTATTTCTTATGTATTCGGTTCTAAAGATGATGGTTATAGCACTTCTTTGGATGCAATTACTGGTGGTCTTGGTAATGTAATGACAATTGACCAAAGAGACTACGAATGGTCTGTAATGATCGATAGCGATAGAGCTGTGACAATTCGCTCTGCAAAATGGCAGGGAACAGAAATCACTGCTGCAAATGCTAGCACAGTTATGGCAGGTTTGGGTAACACACCTATCATGTTGTGGTTAGAGGACAAATGGTTTGGTCCTGGTGCAATTTTGGAATTTGATAATAGAGAGTATCAAGTACGTGTTTCTGGTGCTCCTTATCAAGATGGTAATGAATGGGTTTATACTTGTTTCATTGCAGATGGTCAATCTAATTCTTATATTCCTGGTGAATATTTGTTAGCTGGTCGTCAAGTATCTCGTTTAGCTTCTGCTTACGAAGAATACAGTGAAGAGGGTGATATCCTGAATTATAATACTCATTTCAAGATGAGAAACTTCTTGTTTACAACTCGCTTGGATTATGATATTACAGGTACAGCTTATTCTACAGTACTTTGGATTGCTTTAAAAGATCCTAAAACTGGTAAGACTTCTTATTTGTGGTCTGACTATCAGGAATGGAAGGCAATGCGTGAGTGGTCTAAGAGATGTGAGAGAATGATGGTTTACTCTAAGTCTAATGTAAATAAAGACGGTTCTACTTCATTGTTAGGTACGAACGGTCGTCCGGTTTACATTCCTGCAGGTTTGTTGCAACAGATCGCTCCGTCTAACAGACGTTACTATACTGAGTTGACTCCGGAGTTGTTGGAAGACTTCTTGTTTGACTTATCTTACAATATCTTAGGTACTAACGAACGTAAGTTTGTTGCTTTGACTGGTGAAATGGGTATGAAAGAATTTGACCGTGTATTGAAACAAAAAGCAGCTACGATGAACTTGATTGATACGAAGTTTATCAGTGGTTCTGGTCAGGCTTTGGTTTTAGGTGGTCAGTTTGTAACATACAAGATGACAAATGGTATCGAGTTGACATTGAAACATTTCCCATTGTATGATGATCCTACTTATAATCGTTTGTTACATCCGGTATCTGGTAAACCACTGGAATCTTATAGAATGACATTCTTGGATCTTGGTAGACGTGATGGTCAAGCTAATATCGTTAAGGTTGTTCGTAAGGACCGTGAGATGGTTATCTGGAATACTTCAGGTTCTGTAGCTCCGGGAACTGGTTACTCTAAGAATAAATCCACAGTAAGGTCTAATGCAAAGGACGGTTACAGCGTACATTTCCTCGGAGAAATGGGAATCATGCTTCGTGATCCTCGCGCTTGCGGTGAACTCATAATGGAGGTAGAAGACTAGAAAATGCACAGTATATTTTGGAACATTCCCCATAGTGTTACGTTATCGTATAAAATATAAAACGATATTTTATGAATGTAGCAGATATAGAAAATGTTAAAATATACGAAGTGTATAAAATAGTTAATAAACTCAACAATAAAGTGTATATTGGGGCCACTAGTCAAAGTTGCACTAAAAGATTTAAACAACACATCTGGAAGTCCAACGAAGGCTCCAATTATGCTTTACATAAAGCAATAAGAGAATTTGGTGAACTTAATTTTGAAGTAGAATCAATTGAGTATGTAGATTCTGTTGAAAAACTAAAAGAGAGAGAGAAGTATTGGGTAATCCAATACAGATCTAAAAATCCTGAGTATGGGTATAATAGTGATTGTGGTGGGGATATAATGTTCCACACAGATGAAACAAAGGCTAAGATATCCGCAGTACACAAAGGTAAAGATCAATCTTCAAGATATAAGGCAGTACTACAATACGATTGTGATGGTAATTTTATACAAGAGTTTCCTAGTTTAACTCACGCTAGTGATTTTACTGGAATATGTAGAGCATCTTTAATAAGAGGGTTGAAACACGTATTTAAAGGAAAGTCTAAAGTAAATCCATTTATTTGGGTATACAAAGAAGAATATCCTGACATACCAAAGAAAATAGACAAAGGATTGTTTTGTAAAGATCCTAATTACAAACACCCTTTAAGTGAAAATTTTTTAATCGCTAGGGGAAAAAACTTATTTAAAGATGGAAAAACTACAAAAATTAAGAAAGCGGTCCGTCAATATGATTTAAATGGTAATTTATTAAACGAATTTGAAAGTATATCAGAAGCTTCAAAAATTACAAACGTTTCTAATACCACAATCAGAGATTACTGTAATGGTAAATTTGACGAAAAGTTGAAAGATCCTAAATTTTTAAAAAAGATAAAATATATCTGGAAATATAAAGAATAAAATACTATGGATATAATATTAAAATTCGCCCGTACAAATCCATGGGCTGGAATAGCTAAGTATAAGAATTGTAAAGATTATATCAGTACTTACTGGACAAGATCTGGTAATAGATATACTGGTTTAACCCCAGAAGATGCTAGACGTTTGGAGAAAGAAATGGGATATGAAGAAGGACATTTATCTCCACAAAGTGGATTCTGGAAAACATATGCAATCGGTTTAGGCGCAAGAGATAAAGTTTTACATACAGAAAGGCCTGAAGATGAACTTGCATATTTATTTTTAAAAGGACACAAAAGAGTAGCAAATGGAATCAATAATCTTAAGCCTACTCATGATTATGTTCTTGTAAATAAAGAAATTGAGGCTGAAGAAGCTAACAAAAGAAATAAAGCTAAACGTGAGGCATTCTCTGAATTTAATAAGATGTCAATTGAGGAAATGCGCAAATGTTTACGCTTATATGGTCACAAGACTGATAATATCAGTAATGAGCTAGTTGAAAGTAGTTTATTTGATCTCATTGAAAACAATCCTGATAAGTTCTTCTTGATTTGGGTAAACAACAAAGTAAGAGATACTCAATACATTATTGAAGCAGCTATTTCAAAGAATGTAATTCGTAAGTCTAAAAATATCTATTACTATGGTACTGATATCATTGGTAGAAGTTTAGAAGATGCGATTGCTTCATTGAATGATAAAAAGAATCAGGATATCAAAATGACTATACTTCAAGAAATTGAATCTAAGTAAAAGTAAACATGACAGTATTAGAAGCACATATAGCATTTAAGATTGAAGCAGATAAAAATGCCGTTAATATTGGTATATCTGGTTGTCCATCTTTCTTACCTGAGGAAATTGATTATTGGTTATACACAGCGTATCTAAGTAAGATAGCTACTAAAGCTACCGGTAATAATACTCTTAGAACACCATTTGAAGGTAATGTAAAAAGAGTAGCAGACTTAGAAGGTTTAGTAAAAACTGATAAAGGATTGTCTTTACTAAGTGAACCTATAAGTAATAGGCTCACTATGAATAATTTCAAATCTAGTATTACTTATGGTGATGATACTCAAGATAAGCGTATGTACTTCTTAGAAGGAATTTTACATTTTGGTAGTAATAAAATAGCTACAGTAAAACTTATTAGTCACGAACAAGCTACTAGATTCTTAGAAACTTATAATAATAAACCTTGGATTGAAGAACCTGTAGCAATACTAGAGGATAATAAGTTAATAGTGTTTATAGATAGGGATCTCATGGTAGGTCCCTACACTATAGATATTACTTATCTGGCATATCCAAGAAAGATTAATAATCAAGATATTACGTCTACTCTAGACGAAATTCCAGAGTATATGCAATATGAAGTGGTTAAATTAGCTGCTGACATGGCAATTGAGAATATTGAATCTCCAAGAACTCAAACACATCCACAGTACGTAGCACAATTATCAGAATAGGAGGTATAGATGGACGCAAAAAATATGCAAATGGAATTTGAGCGCAGGATACAGTTAATAGATCCTACTCTTACTATAGACCAAAAGCCTAATTCTGATCTTATATTTTCAATATTAAATGAAGCTCAAGATAGATATGTAATGATGAACTATGTTGGTGATGATCAGATGGAAACTGAAACCAACATACATACTAGAAATACAGATTCTATTAAGAGTTTATTAGTAGAAAAAGAGTTAACCGCAACAGGTACTACTCTTAATGGTTTTACAAGATACAGATTACCATATGTATCTACTGAAGAATATTTCTTATATGTACATTCCTTTAGTAAAGTAAAAGGTACATATAAACAATACAAGGATTTTGTTAGGGTAGATAATCAATTGGTCAAGTATAGAGATCTTGGTAAGTTTATTAAAACAGCATACAATACTCCTATTATTAGGCAACCTGCTGTTGCATTAGTATCAGATTCTACTACTAAATATAACTATATAGAAGTAGCAGT